GGGGGGGGGGTGGGTTGGTGGCGCTGGACTGGCGGTTCGGTGGTGAAGTACTAACTACAAATATTATAGAAGAAAAATGGCTAGCTATATAGGATGGTTTAAACACGCTAACTGTTATTCTTTACTTACTAAAACTATTAAACATAAAGAGCTATTAGATTACCTGGATATACGTAAAGGAAATAGAACATACGCATAATGAGTACGTTATAGTTATATAATCGCAGAGACTTTAACATATGCTAGCAGTAATAAATATTGACTAGCATTTTTATTTCAGATAAAATTATTTTAAGTTGTGTTGAGTAGAAGTTTATATATAATGAATCTTGCAAGACGTATATTTGCTAATGGATATCAATCTATAGTAGGTTGGCTAACAGGTATAGCAACTATACTAGCACCAGCTGCACCATTAATAGGTGTGTCATTTCTATTCATAATATTAGACTTAATCTATGGATATAAAGTATGTAGACAAGTAACTCACAAGAATTATTTTGAATCTGGCAAGTTTTGGTCTACTATTGAGAAACTAGGATTTGCAGCTATAATGATAGCTGGATTTACTTTATTAGATAAGTTTATATTTATGACATATGCTGATCTGGTGTTAGCTAAAGTTGCAGCAGGAGCAATATGTTTTGCAGAAATAATATCATTATTAGAATCTAGGAAAGCATTAAAACCTAATTCATTGGTTACAAAATTCTTCACAAAAATTATAAAGTCGAAAGCAGAAAAATATTTAGATGTAGATATAACAGACATCTTAGAAGAACAAAATACTATTACAAATGATACCAATACTGATAAGTCTAGCAAAAAGATTAACAAGTAACATTATCGGTTGGTTTAAAAGAAATTACAAAGCAATGGCAGTGATTATCATTACGATTCTCGCTGCCATTTGTTTTTATTAGAATAACTAGCTAGATAAGAAGAATAGAGAAATAGATAGAGTAACTAATAACTATCTTTACTATGAATAGCTAGCAACATAGTAGAAGAATGATAATAGAGTTCTATAGCTTACTCTAGATGAATTTAAAGAAACCAAAGATAGCTTAATACAAGAAGTACAAGCTACAGTAAAGAAATTAAAGATCAAAGAGAAGGAGTTGAAATAGGCACAGATATAGGAGTAGAAAGTAGTACATGATACTACAGTAGTAGTTAGATCAACTGACTTTAAAGTGGAAATCAAACCAAATAATTTGACATCAATCATAATAAATAAAAGAGATACGCTCCTAACACATAGTATCGACATTCGCAATACACAATCACTATTTATTCATACTAAAAAAGAATATAAGCGTAATTATCGTAATTGGTTTTAGCGACTCCTTCACTTTGATTTTAAAAAACGAACTATTTATAAGTACCAAATTGATAACAGTAACAAGTTAATCAATGTAGAAAATACTAGAATAATAGATTTATCAAAATGAACTTTATAAGTCGAATAATTAAATCAATTAATGCAATGAGAGAAAGACTGAAAATAGAGCGTCATGAGGCTATGTATGGTCCACACTTCAATGAAGAATGTGCACTAAAAGCAGTCTCTAAGATGGAAAACGAAGATGGCTCTCGTGGAGAACATTGGAGTTTAGAAGAAACTACTTCAATCGCTAACCAGTACGGAATCAATCTGAAAGGTGAGAAATACAACAAGTATGATTGGTACGTTGCTCTCAATATGATACGTTCAGACTATTATCGTGCAGTTGTTACTATGACAAGCAGTGATCACATTAAATACTTTGTAGAACTAGCAAAAGCTTGGTTGAATGACAAAGACATAGAAGAAGGAAAGATGTGGTATTACTATTGCTATATTATGTGTGATAAATTGCGCAAAGAAGCTAAGACGATGTTAATGCTTGAAGACGATGAAGATACTAAGAAGATGTTTATGGGAGGATTCCCAAAACCACCAATGCCACCTATGCCTAATGTACCAGCTCCAATGAAATAATACTCGGCAACGCTCACAACGTTCGCTCACCTCTACGAGGCTCGCTCACTGTATAGTGGACGAGCTTTTGTTGTTTATGTATGTTAATAATATTTCCTCGCTTCGCTCAGAGTTCCTTCGCTTCGCTCGGAAAATTATTATAAAGCTATTTAAGAAAGGCTATTAGTTTCTGTTAAGGAGTGTATCTAATATACTAGAAAAATTTACAGTATGTCTTAAAATGCGTTTTAAGACTATTATAATTATAATTTAAATATAAATAATATGACATTGAATGAGCTCATTGATGATGTTCTATTAGAAGCTAGAAATAATTAGATTACTGAGAGTGAAAAACTCAGTAGATACTAGATAGAATTGTGGATTAAAACTTATAGAGCTTACTTATTAAAACAGAAGTTAGATAGGGGAGAACAATTAGACTAGGTTTTCTATTAGACTATACGTATGCATCTGGATAAAATAGAAGAAGATCCAGGTCATGCAGAATACCAAGGTGATAAGGAATTACCTACTTTACTTGGTACTAAACTTACTACTTCAGTAATAACAGTAAAAGATGCTTATGGTAATATTATTCAACTAGGTTCTGAAACTAAAATGAAGTTTTAGAAATATAGAAAGTATACTTGTAAAGATTACATTGCCTATGTTAAAGGTAACAGAATATATGTAGAAGGTGATGCTAACTAGTTAGAATATATTGACGTAGAAATAATTGCTGAAGATCCAACAGAAGATAAATTGTGTTATAATCCTGATAAAGATGAATATCCTTTACCTGCTTACATGTGGGGTACAGTTAAGCAATTGATCTTTACCAAAGATTTCTTAACTATGAGATGGCAAGTATCTGATATTACTAATGATAGTAAAGATGATACTTAGAATGTAATGAATTAGAATGTTAATAGAAGTATAAGACGATGAATGAATTAAATAAATCTGCTAATAAAACTGTCTCTTATACTATACCATCTTTCTATAATCATTACCTAAGTAACATAGAAAAAGATACAGTATATGATATAGACTATACTACTTATAGAAAAATAGTAACTGAATACTTTTGCTATCTTAGAGATTAGTTATTAGAAGAAAGTAAAGAAGTTAAACTACCATATAGAATGGGTAGTATTCAAATAGTAAAGAAATAGCCAAAGCATTTAGATGGTAGAAGTCTTAGAATAGATTATAAAGCTACTAAAGAATTGGGTAAACTTACATATTTACTTAATGAACATTCAGGATTCTATAAGTACAGACTTTATTGGAACAAACAAGATATGCTAGTGTCTAACAAAAGTAAGTATTAGATAATACTCACTAGAGCAAATAAAAGACATTTAGCTGCAATAATTAAACAGAATATTCACGATTACGAATAGCAGCCATGATATATAAAATGACAAGTAGTAAAGCCGTGATTGCTAAAGTAATTGCGGACTTAGGTTTAAATGAAACTGAAATACCTATTACAGATATACGTCAATGGATTGGAGAAGCTTTAATGAATATAGGTTCAGTTAATCAACTAGATCATAAAGTAGAAGTAATACCTATCAATGGTTATTAGGCTAAGTTACCATGTGACCTAGAAAGATTAAATAGTGTAGCTTACTCTACATGTGATTGTGGTGGTTGGATACCTATGAAAAAGAGCACTGGTACATTCAGTGTATATGATAAGAAAGATAACTGTGATTGTTGTAATATGATTATACACGATGATGTATTAATACCATTAGTAAAGAACCTTCACAATCTTACTAAAGATAAAGACGCATTAGAAATACTTAATAAAGATACTAATACTAGATAGACACTTAGCACACTAATTAATAATTATACAGTTTGTAGCAAAAATGGTAGATTACAGCACACTAGTTTTAATGGTACTAATTTCAGTTATACGCCACAATATGATGTCAAACCAGGATATCTTATCTCAAATGTCCCAGAAGGATATGCAAAAATATCATACCATGCTATCTATACTGACGAAGATGGTATGCCAATGATGCCAGACGTACAGTCTTACTTTGAAGCTTGCTTTTGGTATTGTGCACAAAAGATTCTTTATATTAAATATATAAAAGGAGAAGTGCATAGATAGCTTTGGGTAGATGCTAAAAATTCTTATAACTTCTATAGAAAGCAAGCATATGCTGAATCATTAATGCCTAATCAAGATGAATTGACTAATATTAAGTATACGTGGAATACATTAGTTCCAGAGATAGATGAAGAACGTACTTTCTTTAGTACTACTGGTGATAGACAAGAAATTTATAATTAGAATTAGAATTATAATAGATTATGGAGATAAATAAACATATAATATTTTATCCGCTAGATTCTAAATTTATAAAAAGGTGTACAGTATCTGCTGGAGTTTATATGATTCGCAATGTGCTAAATGGTAAAAGTTATATAGGAAGTAGTAATTCTATAAAACGTAGATTAACTACACACATAAGCCATTTAAAATGTAATAGACATGCTAATCGCCATCTGTAGTCAGCGTATAATAAATATGGTCAAAAATCATTTGTGTTTTGTATATTAGAATAGTGTGAACCTATTTTAGAAACAATTCTAATGTTAGAACAAAAATATTTAGATTTAAAACCAGAATACAATAATGTAGCAAAAGCTGGATCAAATAAGGGATTTAAAAAAACGAAACAGCAATCAATTAAAACAGCTGTTGGTCTATATGGAAAACCTAAACCATATGGAAGTTAGTATAGATATAAAGAATATAATAACGCAATAAAAAATGTTAATTATAGAAATCCTAACCGTATGACTCCTGTTCTACAATTTGATTTAAACCATAATTTTATAGCAGAGTATGATTCCATTGCAGAAGCGGCTAGAAGTATTAAGAAGTGCTATTCTTGTATAAAAGATGCTTGTAAGAAAAGATAGTTATCTGCATACGGATTTTTATGGGAATATAAGAAGGATGAAGACAAAAAGAAAGTTAGAAAAGAAAGGAGGGGTAAATGGAAATCAATAGTTAGATAAACACCTTTCAAGGAGGTCTCAATTTGGACAGCGATATTACTATGTTAGCAGATAACTAGTATAGATGGGCTGAAAATATTCGATTACTTACAGATAATGCTGGTACTACAGGTATTCTATAGAATATAGAAGATGTAAGATAGTATGAAGGCGGTATTGAAGCATCTGAAAATATACTTGGTACAGCAGTAACCAGATGGTACAATTCTACAAAGAAGACAGTAGAGGAATGTGGTATAGTAGTTACTATGGAATTGTATGAAGGAACCTATATTAATAATATATGGGCTATAACTGATTTTAATAGTATCAAACCAACTTGGACATTAGTAGTATCAGCTGTAATGAATTTAGTTAATAAAGTAGCTATAGTTACTAATTACGAATCAGACAAAGTAAGTAAAATATATATATCTGATGGAACTTCTTCTATTAAATGCATTAATATATCTGCTCAATATAAAACAGATAAGACTAATCACATAGAAGATGATACTTACTTTGATCTACTGCCAAGTTCAACTATTGCACCATTTAAGTTTATTGAATTAACATCTGGTAATTTACCAGCTGGGATGATACAATATTGTTATCAGTTATTCAGTGTACATGGCGGAGAAACATCTACTTCTTCATTAAGTCCTATGATACCTATATCATCTAGTAATTCAAATTCATCTAAAACATTTAAAGGTGATAGACAAGGTGAGAGTACAGATAAAGGTTGCATGTTACAAGCTACTTTGTTCAATGATGGTAGATTTGAAAAGATAAGAATTATTAGTATTCAATATACTAGCAATACTCAAACTCCTAAGATATATGTAATTAATGAATTGGACTTACCTAAATCTGAGGATAATGTAATAACATTTAATTACAATGATGTTGGTAGTAGTTACGTTAACGAATTAAGTATAGAAGAATTTAATGATCTTGTTCCATTTGAATTTAATGCTAAGAGTATAGCAAAAATGGATAATAGATTGTTTGCTTCTAATGTGTAGGAGTTAACTTGGGATGTAGATTATGATGCTAGAGCATATAGATGTAATAGTAATGGTATTATTAAATTAAACTCTAGTATAAGTAATCAAGATATAACTACAACATTTGCTGAATTAACTAGTCCAGAAACAGATTTAGTAATACCAGAAGAACACGATTGCATAAACCCAATGAATAGTTCAATGGTATATCCTAATAATTCAACAGATGAATATGCATTTGGATATGATGATAATGGAATTATTAGAGGTGGTAGAGGTCTAAATATTAGTTATAGATTTATTATAACAGATTTAATAGAGTCTGACAATACTCCAGTAGTTGACGATGAGGGTGATAAATTTGTACCATATAGTATGAGCTTATCATCATCTAAAAAATCTTATAATACTATTAAATTAGTATGTCCAGAAACAAAAGAATTAGTACACACATTTAATAGTGATGGTAAGTCTAGAATAAGGAACTATTGTGATCCTTACTATGTATCTAATTTTCTAAGCCATCAAAGAGATGAAGTATATAGATATGGTATAATATTGTATAATAATAAGAATATACCTTCACCTGTACACTGGATTGGAGATATTAGATTCCCTTCTGCTGATGTTGAAGGTTATGAACCTTTTACTTTTGGTGGTACTGTAGATGGATCTGGTAATTATGAGTTAGTATCTCATCCGCTAGGTATAATGTTTTATGTACAGAATCTTCCTACTGATGTGGTAGCTTATGAAATAGTAAGATGCGATAGAACATTAGCAGATAGAACTGTAGTTACACAAGGATTATTAAATAAGACTATTAGATTTAATGGTTGGTATAATAACACTGAGGATTATAGAGCTGAATATTCTTTAGGTAGTATAGATAGAAGACCTACTATAATGCCTACTTTTGTAGATGGTTCTATTTCTCCATTTGCACAAGGTTATTACCATATATATGATAATAAAATGGTATAGCAAGAAAAATAGGCTATAAATCCATTGGATACTAATGGTATATTTGATTTTGTTAGTGCAGATATATGTTTTAATAAAGAAAAATCAGATTCTATTGTTGATAGTGGAATGAGTATTGTTCCGTTATACTGTGCTAATTCTGCTACATATTGCGATGATGCTAATTACAAACATTATAGATTAGGTATTCCTTTTACTAAAGTAATGGGACGTAATGATAATAATCAAACTGAAAATCCATTTGGTGGTGTAGTAGAAGGTTCTGACTATGATGGTGATATTCCAGCTGTTAAACTAGATGGTGGAGTATTTGACGGATTTGAGCAAAACGATAGTAGACTTAGCGGTGGTATATGTAAATATTATTAGTTCTTTGGAAAGAATTATGCTCATAAAGATAATTCAAATTTACGACAATCTTTTTCAATAAAAGATGTTACTAAACCAACCAATATATCTCCTTATCAGGAAGCATTTGAAGCTAAACAAATAGTAGACTATATTGATAGATTTGGATTTGTAAATTATAGTATTGGTTCTAATGAAGCTCTTGGTCCTCACGGAGTATGTTTGGCTATTAGTGCACCAGATGTATATTCTGGTAATTTTACAGGTATTCGTACTACTCCTCTATTAAGGAAATACAGATATAATGCTGTACTATTTGTTAATATAAAAAAGAATGCTACACAATATGGTGGTAATACTTTTATGAGTAGAAGTTATTCTATATACAACAGTACTAATACGTATGTTAAAACATCTTGGGAAGGTTATGATGCGGCAATGTGTTTTGGTGGAGATACATATTTAGGAGTATTAGATTATACTCACACTATGTTATTTACTAGAAATGATGCTGATGATAGAAATGGTTTTAAGAGATACGTTGGAGCTTATATACCATTAGAGTCTAGTATTAATCTATATTATAGAAATGATGAACATTATTCACAAGATATAGTAGAATCTTCTGGAGACGCACAAACTGGAGAAGCTAATATTTATTTCCTAACAGATCCAGGTCAAATGAACACTTTGTATACTTAGAAAACTCCAATGTATGTATACAATGCTGCATATTCTAATACTAGTACTAGTAAGAACTATATACAAAAATCTATATATGCTGAAGATGATGTTAAAAGCATGAATAGAATTACTTGTTCAGAGTTAAAGACAAATAATGAACAGACAGATAGTTGGACTAAATTTAAGTTTGCTAACTATTTAGATACAGATAGTACATATGGACCAGTTACTAATCTTAAAGTATTTAAGAACAAATTGTATTTCTTCTAGGATAGTGCTGTAGGTATAGCCTCTGTTAATGATAGGTCTTTGATTACCGATAATAATGCTGGAGCTTTAACATTAGGTACTGGTGGTATTCTTACCAGATACGATTACTTAGTTACTTTAAATGGAGATAGTATTATTAATGATAAGAGTATTACTAATTCTGAAACTACTTTGTATTGGTATGACTTAGATAAAAATGTTATATGCTCACTTAGCAATGATTTTAATGAATTATCTAAAGTAAAACAAGTATAGACATATTTAAATAGATTGCCAGATAATGCTAGGAAAAACCCTGTGTCATTTTATGATAAGAAATATAATGAAGTGTGGTTTAGAATATATGATAGATGTTTAATATTTAATGAACAATTAAATGTATTTACATCTTTCTATACTCATAATCCAAATTGGTTTTTCCCATTCTCTACTAGATTAGTTACTATTAAAAACAATAATTGTTATTACTTACATAATATGTATGATGTTAATAGTACTACTAAAGAAGAAAAAATATCTTATGTTAGATTTGTAGTTAATAAAGATATAGCATATACTAAAGTATTCGATAATCAATGGTTCTCTGCTGAATTTGTAGATGTTGGAGATGAAACAAAACCTACTTTAATATCAGATATACACTTTAGTACTAAGAATTAGGAAACAGAACCTATTGATTGGAGACAGATAGAACAAAGAGAAGATACATTTAGATTCCCTATAAGCAGAGAGAAATAGAAGAATCCAGATCAACAAGAACAAACTAATATGTCTTATGCTGGAAGAATGAGAGGAAAGTATTTAATCTGTAATTACACGTTAGATTGTAATGATAATAGAGAATTCAAACTTCCTTATATTAAAACAACTTATAGATATTCAATGTTATAATATGAAAAATAAGAAATTAAAAAGAATTCCTCAATATGCTTTCGGTGCTGATGCTATTTCAAACTGGGGGAATATGAGTGGAGTAGATAAAGCAAATGTGGTTACTCAAGGTGTTGGTGCTATAGGTAGTATGATAGGTAATGCTACTAGTGGATAGAAACCTACAGCAGCTGGTGTAATAGGTGGAATAGGATCTGGGGCTGCAATGGGCGCTTCTATTGGTGGACCTTGGGGAGCTGTAATAGGTGGAGCTATTGGCGGTATTACATCAGGTATGGGATCTGGTGGTTCTGTTAATGAATAGACAGGAGAATATCAAGATCCATCTGGTATTGCAGGTCTATTTGGTCATAGCAAGAGTTATATACGTAATAAGGCTGGTAGAATTAAAAACGGTATTCAAGCCAGACAAATGTCTGAATAGGTAGCAGCTGATTACTATCAAGAAAATGGATATAATGAACTAAGCTTGTCTAAAGGTGGTGTAGTACCATCTACCATGGCTTATTTAGATGATGGTGAGATGTTAAGAATGCCAGATGGAACTATAGGATCTATACCAGAAGAAGGTAAACCTACGGATTCCAATTTATTAAATGTACCTGTTGGAACTCAAGTATTAAGTGATAAGATTAAAGTTCCAGGAACAAATAAAACATTTGCAGAAATGGGAAAGAAGTTAATGAAGAAAAGCAACAAGAAAGCTAATAATATATATGCTGAAAATAGTTAGATGCTAAATGAGAGAAACAATTAGATAGCTTATCAGGCACTATTAGATTAGCAAGAAGCTTTGAAAAGTAAAAAAATAAAGAAGAATACTGCTGCTTATGCAGATGGCACTAAAGGCATTAAACCATATGGATATAATAAAAATATGTCTGATTTTAAATACTGGGATTCAGATAAAAATAACTATACACAAGATTACTTAAACTGGGTCAATGGTATCACAGATCAAGATGTAAAAGATGTCTATGGCGGTAAATATGGAGATATGTCTACTTACTTAGGTAAGAACAAAGGAGTTATACCTACAGTAGAACAAGCTAGATCTCTAATGACGGATAGAAAGTATGGTGATTGGCATAAAATTGGTTAGGCATATGTAGATAGTAGATCTGCACAAAAAAATGGACCTAAGCAAATACCATCATCTGAAGTAGCTAGCAGATTAGGAATTCCTTGGAATATTAATGCTCCCATAGGCAATGTTGATAGTGCTAATTCTAGAAGTAGTAAATACTTTACTTATACTGGAAATCCTGGTAAACTTCCAGTAGGTACTCCATATACTACAGATGGAGAAGATTCATATATGCCTGGTAATAATAATTGGTTAGATTTAATAGATAATATAGCTGCATTAGCTGGACCTATTGGCAATATATTTTCAGGTAGTCCTGAAAGAGTAGAAACATATACTTATGATCCAGTATATGGTCCTACTGATTATAACATAGATCCTATACTTAGAGAAGCTACTCTAAGCGATAGAATTGCTAGATACAATATGGCTAATATTAATCCTAACACTGGAGCCAATATGGCATTTGGTTTACAGTCAGCAGTTAATAGGAACAAAGCTATCGCTAATGCTTATGCTACTAAGAACAATGCTGAAAATCAAATGGCATTTATTAATGCTCAAATAGCTAACCAATGGGGACAACGGTATGCTAATGCTAGACTCTTAGCTTCTGTAGAACAAGCTCAAAATGATGCAGCTACTAGAAATATTCGTAGAAAAGGATTTGGTGATTTATCTACAAGAATATAGTAGATAAGTAAAGATAAGCGTTTAACTAAAAGAGACTCTGCTGTACTAGAAGCTATGTTACCTTATTTGGAATACGGTATGACATCAGATCAATTAACTAAATTATATAATAATTTGAAAAGATAATGGCAACGAATAGATTTGATAAACCAATAGAAAGTGAGTATATTAGTTAGTATACACCAATACCCTTTGAATAGTTATATGCTATAGGTAAAGCAAATAACGAAAGAGTAGATAAAGCTTATTAGGATTTAGGTAATCAGTTTACTAAGTGGTCAGAGTTTAGATCACCATCAGCTGTAGATACTAAGAGATGGTATGATTTAACGGTTGGAGCTGGACAAGATATAGTAAATAAATTAGCAGCTAATCCTGATTTGATTAAAACAGCAGAAGGTAGATCTTTAATACAATCATTTATTAATACTAGACCTTATAATGTATTAAGCCAGCTATAGTAGAGTAGAGAAGGGTTGCTTTAGAGACAAAAAGTAAATCAACAGTTAATGCTAGCTGGTAAATATAATCCTTTGTGGCACGATGTTGATTTTACTAATTATAATACTTTAGACAATGGAGTATTTAATGATGTAGCTCCGTTGGCATATAAGTCAGAAGTAGATTTAGTAAAACCGTATGTTGATAACTTAAAACCAGGTTTTATTAGACAAGATGGGGTTTATGATTGGAGAGGTGTTTCTTCTGAAAGAACTGATCAAGAAATAGCCAATAATATATCTGCAATATATAATACCCCTGAAGCGCAAAAACACATACAGACATTAGTATAGCAAGGATATACTCCTGAACAAGCTAATGCTTTGTTTGCAGATAGAATTTACAGAGCTGGTAGAGAATTTGCATATGAGGATAGAGAATTAAATCCTCTATCTAAGATATATGAAAAAGATAGATTAAAGAAACCTTTTAGATTGACTGAATCTATTGCAGCTACTGGAGGAGATACTTTTAAATTAGGGACACAAGCTTATATAACTAATAAATATAGAGACCAAATAAATTCTTTAGTTGACTAGTACGATAAGGCAGCTAAATCTGGTGATCAGTTATCAGCTAATATATTTAAAAAACAGTTGCGTAATATATACGATGAATCTAATAGCTATACTCCTAATAAATTGTTTAATGAAATATTTAAAGAATATTCTACAGATGGTAAATTGACAAATATAGAATTATCAAATGCAACTAATGATATTTTAAATAGATTTTCTGCCCCATCTCCTATAGCTGCTGTAAATGATTTGTTATAGACTACTACACCAGGAGTTACTTCAGAAACAGTTGATACACCATTGGGTAAATATAGAGTAATACCTAATCCTAAACAGTTGGATTTAGCTACAGATGTTATATCTGAAATAGCTGGATACAAACATGTAGAATCTGGAAAGAATAAATTTAGAGATGCGTTAAAGAATGGTAAGCTTACTAATGTGATATTACAACAAGGCGGTAATATTCTTACTTTGCCAGTAAATAAAAATGGACAAGTACAACCAAATTCTAGTCAGGTAATTACAGTTGCTATACCACAAAGTCAATTAGATGCGTTAGGTATAACTGATGCAGATATGGTAATATCTGGAGCTAAGAGGATTTATAATTTGCAAGGTAGAACTACTTTTAGCGGTGAGGTAAAGAGCGAAGACGAAGTAAGAAATTATAAAAGTGCTAGAAAATAGAATGATAAATACAACCCTGTTTCTTATACTAGTCAGTATAACATGGACGGTAAAGTATCTTATAGTAATCCATCTGAAGACGTATATTGGCAAATAGAATTATTAAACAAACTTCCAGATCCACAAGATAAATTAAACGCTGAATACTTGGACCAGCAAGCTTGGAAGTTATCAATGTCAGAACGATTTAGATCTGAACTATATCCAAGTACACAACAAGAAGCTTACGGCATTGGTTATTCTGCCGGAGAAGAAGAATAATAAAATTACATAAAAATGGCTAAAAAAAATAAATTTAATTTGAGTTCCCCCTCACTAGGACAATAGTTAGTGAGGGAAGCTATGACTCCGTATAGCGAAGGATTTGATATATCGCAATTACCATAGTCATACGGAATAAATGAATTTACTACAGAACAAGAAGTGCCAGTAGTAGAAGAGATTAAGAGCAAAGATAGATCTTTGGCAGAAGATATTGTGTGGAATACTGGAAAATTAATAACTAATGTATTAGATAATGCTAATCCATTGTATCAGTATATCCAAAAAGAAAGACTTAGTGTTGGATTATCTAAATTATAGGATAATCTAATGGAAACAGAATCTAAATGGATACCACAGATATAGGAAGCTAAAAACTATTTAGAAGCTAAGTCTATTGTAGATAATATCTCTAATAATATACTTACAGATGAATAGAAAATGGCAGTGCAAACTGTTAATTAGTTAGAACCTAATATAAAAGAGTATGCTAAATCTAATCCGTACTTAAGAGATTTATTCTACGATACAGATCCTACGAATGTAAATGGTAGTATAGCTATAAACTTTAAAGCTTTGCTAAATGACTTTAAAGATAATAATATATTCAACGTAAATCCGCTAGATAATATAGCTACAGCGTTAGAAGATAATGCATTAAACTAGGAAGAACAAGATTTCTTATGGAACAATAAATAGCAACAAATGTCTGATAAAGAAAGATTAGACGCTATTTAGAAAGTATTATCTGATGCTAATGATGAATACGAAGATAAAACAGCTAAGATAGTAAAAAGATAGAATACTTTAAAGAAAGGTAATTGGTTGTACGATCCTACTGCTCTTACTAAAGAATTTGAGCAGAGAGTAAATGAATCTGAGTTATCTATTACTGATCCTAAATCTTGGTTTTATAATCTAGGTCATATTGGTAGTTCTTTGTCTGAAATAGAAATGATGTTCTTACAAACAGGAACTTCAATATTAGCTAATAAAGCAGCTAGAAGTCTAGCTGTTAGAGGTGCTATAACTGCTGTTCCAGGTATTGGTCAAGCAGCTACAGCAATCGCTTTAGGAGAATCAGCTTTTAATCTTTGGTTAGCTAAATATTACAGGCAATCTGAAACAGCTAGTGAAGTATTTGATAACTATCAGCAAAGAGTATTACAAAGTGCTAACGATAATAAGACAGATGTAAATAGAGTATTAGAATCTTGGGAGCCTAGATTGGGTGAGTTAGGTTATCCTGTAGATTAGATGGACGAAAATGAAAAACTACAAGCTGGTTTAGCTCAAGGTCTTACTACAGATCAAAAAGATTTTGAAGAAATCAGAAACGATGCTTTTGATGGCTTACAAATGGTTAGAGATGTGAATGACGCTTTAAGTTATTCAGATTATTTACAAAGTATGCCGTTTTCCTATGGAGGTAAAATATTATGGAATTAGGCTAGTAAAGCATTAGCAAAAGCTAGAGGTATAGAAAGACCTTTAGATGAAATACCAAGTATAGTAGACCAGATTGGTTTGGGTAAAGCTATTGACAGAGGGGTGGAAAATATTCTGAACAAAGCGTCTAGACCTGGACAAAATATTACTAGGAAACATTTATTAGAAAACATTGGTAAATTCGCTAAAGCTAATGCTATTAATTTTGTATCTGAACGTAGTGAAGAAGGTGTTCAATCTGTAGTTGGTAGTAGATATCAAAGAGGAGAATACGACTATTTAAAAGACAAAGGAATAAATCCTATATCTGCTGCATACAACGCTGGTCTTCTTGGGTATGAAGCCAATCTTGCTTACTTTGGTTTATCAAATGATAATTATCTAAATACAGATGATGAATTAAAGAAGGCGATGGATATTGGTGGATTCATAGGTTTAGTAATGCCATTTGCTGGTAATGCAGTACAATTGAAAAATGCAGTAAGACAGTATGCTTCAGATAAAGAAGTACAAAAACTTATTGCTAAAGGATATAGTAATGCTGAACAGGATAACAAAATGGATGTCTTCCTCGATGCTTTACAAGCTGGTAAAGATATTAATTATGTTACAGATTATTTAGAGTCTGCTAAAAAATTGAAACAGCCTGGAGTAACAGATGAAATGATAGATGAAGACAAAAATCTAGCTACTAATCTGTGGGCTGAATATCGTAATAAATCTATTGATGAAAATTTAAAAGATTTAGGTATTAAGAGAGGCAGCTCTGAGCATAGAAAAATAGTTAAGAACTATCTACATATTAAAGATAGATTGAATGAGGCAGAGCAATCAACTAACGATGTAGCCAAAGAGTTAGAAAAGATAATAGAGCAAGGTAAAACTAATAAAGATGATGTATTCCTACAAAAAGCTAGAGAATCTTATGATGCATTTGTTGAAAGTAAAAGATAGTCTGATGAAGATTATCAATACAAAATGAACGCTACTCCAGAATATGCAGACGAAATAGAACAAGATTTTTTATCTACTTTACCTACTTTTGATGAATATTCAAATGCTGTATATGATATTACTTATCTAAAATTATAGAATCAAGCTATAACAGATTTGTATAAAGCTCTTACTAATAGAACTAAAACTTTACAACAGTTATCAGAGGATACTGGTTTAGATGTAGATCTCAGAAATATAAATAATATGAGAAACTACATTAAAAGAGAAAAAGAAAGAATAGAAAGAAACGTTCAACAAATAGTAAGTACATACGGTATACAAAATTTAGATCAAGCTCAAGATCCAGTAAATGCAGAATAGATAAAAAATTATGTAACTGCCTTTGTAATGAATAAAGCTGTGAGAGATAGATTGAGAGATCAAGCTACAGCTTATATTACTGGTAAACTTAAAGCAGAATCATATTAGGATATCAAAGGATATTTGTTCAAAGATTTATCTGAAGAGCAATAGGATAATATTATACAAGAATATACAGATAAAGCACTAAGAGAAGGTAAACCTCAACCTAGTAGAAAATCTATTATATCTAAGTATAATCAACAAGCTCAGATGAAGTATAATGATTTACTAGAATTAGCTGATCAGGAACGTGCGTCTAGAATTGTAGCCAATTCGTTATTTGCTGAACATCTAAGTAAATCAGTTAAATAGGAAAAGGTAGCTAGAAAAGAAAAAGAAGAAGCTGGAGAAGTATTACCACAAGAAGAAATAATAGAAAATCCAGCAGCTGCTACTGAAGACACTACTAAAAAACAACAAGAAAAAACAGAGGTTAAACCAGAAACTCCAATACAAGAAGGAATACAACAATAGCCTGTAGTACAAGAAACTAAAACAGAAACAGTAAAACCTGTAGTACCAGAGTCTATGTCTACAGATGTAGATGAAATTCTTAGAGAAGAAGAGCAAGCTTTACTAAATCAAAAGGGCAGGCAGTTAGAAATAGAACCTAGTAGCGAAGATGTTCTAGTAGAAAGAGTTATAGAAGAATAGATACAATAGCCTGAAAGAGAAGTACAGGATATTATAGCCAGAGAAGAAAAAGTTGATTTAACTGTAGACGATGTTAGTCACGTAGAAGATAGCACACCTTCTCCACAAGAGCTAGAATAGGAAGATATACGTAACAGAACTTTATAGAATCCTGATGAAGTATCTGGTGTTAGTGAACAAACATCTGAAGAAGTACCAGAAATTGCTGTAGCTACAGATGCTCAAGAAGCAAATGAAGAACAGAACACTAATACAAAAGATAAAAGTAATCCAGTACCACCAACTCCAACTCAAGTAGAAGACAGCAAGCCTGCTCAGGATGCTCCTACTATAACTATAGTTGATGGAGGTATATATGTAAATGATGGAACTACTTTTATATCTGATGAAGTATTAGCAGCAGAAGCTCAAATGCTAGAAGATACTTCTACTGAAGTATATGGAGAAACTGGCTACGCTAATATGAAACCTGAAACTGTTACTAATAACTCTGATGCATTGAGTAATAGAAAGGTATAGAAAGTAAAACATGTTTCTAACACGTTTTTCTTCCAACCAGATGCTACATCTCCAATGAATATTACTGTGAATGGTAAACCTATTACTTTTACTAATAGTAAAGGAGAAGTAATACCTGTATTACCAGGAAAAGAATTATCTAAAAGACTTTTAAAGAACGGTTGGATAAATTCTGTAAATGCTTATTATATAGTAACTAACCATAGATACGGAGACACTTCTCCATATATGCAAGCTATTCACTTAGTATTAGAAGATACTGATGGAGTAATGATAGCTTCTCTAAGAACTCCAGATTATGTAGATAAAGAAATAGCATCTGGTAATTATAATTCTGAACAAGTTCAATAGTTACAAAAGCAGAAAGAAAAGTTAATAGAAATTAGGCAACAGATAGTAAATTCTTACCTTGGTAGTAATAAAACTATACCTACGACTATTATAAAGTCTGTTAAACCAGCTAAATTAAGAATAAGTAATGGAGAATTTAATAACCAAAAATCTCCAGAAGGAGCTCCTATAAGACGTAAACTTACAGAAGTTAATGACTTTGGATTAGAACAAAATAACGTAAGAAAGTTAGACCAACAAGTAAAGGAAATGCAAATTGGTTATGGTACTGGTTCTGTGGAAGACTTTGTTACTGAGCCTTTTGTAATTCGCAAATTAGGGTCCAATGACGAATTAGCGGGTAATGGTGTTGGTAGATCTGGAGCATTATATATATTCCCAAAAGCAGAACAAACACCTAATGGTTCTATAGCTCCTATTCAATTATCTATACATAAATTAGATTATGATATTTATGGAGATGAAGTTGAATTGGGAAAAGACGGTAAAGTAAATTCTTTAGCTGAATTAGCATATAAGTTGTTAATCGGTAAAATAAAACTTGGTGGTGCTGAGCAAGATGTACTTAATATAATTGTTAATAATGGACCAAAGACTTTAATAAGTGAAGAAATAGGACAAAAATATCCATTCTTAATGGATAAAATGCTCTATTACTAGTCTGAAGAAGGTAACACACATGTACAATTTGCTGTAAGAAATTCTAATGGTAAACACATAAAAGTAGAATTTGACCCTAGTAGAGCTTCAGAATCTCAACATAAATTAGCTATAAGAAAAATAGCTAAAGATCTGCATTGGAATACAGATAAGTATGCTTTATTGGAACCTATACCAGATAGTATTGTTAGACTAGCTACTTCTTACTTTAAATAGTATCCAAATGCTAAACAATTTAAGATAGCAGGTTTAGAGCAATTAGCTTTTACTAGAGAAGACTTAGGAATAGGTACTGATGAAGGACCAGTATCTTTACTTACTTGGTTAATTAACACTGGTAAAATTGAAACAGACTTAGGCGATACTATATATAGAGCTCCTTTCATATATACAGATGGAGTAGCTATACCACAAGTTACTGAAACAGAATTAGCTAGTGCAAGCAAACAATAGCCAGTATAGAAATCAGCATAGAGAAAGGTAGAAGAAACTAACAATAAACAAGTAAAATTAGATAATAAACCTATTTCTACTACAGGTATAGAATATGTTTCTACTAATGAGAATTGGTCTGAAGAATAGATTAAAGATTGGATGAAAGCTAATTCTCCTCAATACAAATATAAAACCGGTAAATGGCAAGTAATTCGTAGAAATGGCAAACTACAAGCTGCTCAAAAATTAGCTAAAAGGGGTTTAACTTCACAAGTAAAAGGTGAAGGTAAATTAAATGTAGATGAAGCTAGACAATGGCTACAAGATAAACTAGGCATTGATAAATCAGATGTTGTGACTTCAGAAGCAGTATTTAGAATGGCTAATGCTCCACAGGTGTATGGTGCTTTAAAAGTATGTATGGATAGACTTAGTGGTGATACAGCAGCTAGAATATTCTTATCAGAACAATCTGGGCAAGGAGTAGAATTCCACGAAGGTTTCCATTATGTAAGTTAGTTATTAATAAATGATAAGCTTAGAGAACAAGTATATCAAGATTATGTAAAACAATATCCATATTTAAAGGACGCTTCTAAACAAGAAGTAGAAGAAGCTCTTGCTGAAGAATTTAGACAATATATGCTAAATGAAACTAAGCCATCTATAGCATATAGAATTAAAAAACTATTCAATGTAATACTTAAGGTATTAGGTATTACTGGGAATGGAGATTTAGTTAGAACTTTATTCAATAAGATACGCAAAGGAGAATTTTCAAAATATAAACCATCTAAGTCCACATTAGAAGATTTTGAAAAAAGATTTGGTGGTGCATTATACTATTATGTTCCAGGAGTAGAGGATAAAGAATTAAAGAAAATGGCTTCTATAGCAGATGCTACTACTTTCTATGCAGTAGTAGATTCTTTAAATGCTACAGTAATGGATACATTTAATATTAGTAGTATTGAAGATTTACAAAGTTTACCTAAGAAGATTAATGATATATTCGATGATATTCTAACTACTAACTTAGAGTTAGGAATGTATGATGAATCTCAAGAACAACTTATCAAAGATGTAATCAATAATAAAGAAGTATTCAAGAAGCAAATAGATGATTATTTAAGAAACTTTAGTATTATCAAAAAGAATACTGAAGAATCAGAAGAACAAGAAAGAGAAGAAAGAGAACTTGGGGATAATCCTGATAATACTTGGGATAAAGAAAGTTATACAATAAGTAAAAAAGCCAATGTAGCTTTCAAAGCGAAACTATTCTTTTATTCTATTCCTAAAACTAAATATGAATTTGATCCAGAAACAGGTAATAAATACTTAGTAGAAGAGGAGGATGACTTGTTGATGACTACTAGATCTGAAGATTTTAACGTTGTGTGGAATAAGATATTAGAGAATCTGTGGAATGTTGAAAGTTACTTAGACTTAGTAGATAAGTGTTATAATCTTGGTAAAGTAGATCCATTCTTTATGACTGTATATAATAAGTTAACTTCAAAAGATGATCCTATTGATGAAGTCACTTAGACTCAAATATTAAATACAGTTAAAAGTGCAAAAAATAGTTTAACTGCTATAATTGTAGAAAGAAAGTAGATACCTTTTACGTAGAGAGGATCTGACGAACAAATAGAATATGCTACACAAGAATATTCTAATAAATTAAAATGGAGAATCCAGAATTCTGATGTATATAGAAAGATAAGTAGATTACCAAAGAAATGGTCACAACAATTCTTCTTATCAGATTTAATTGATGTTAATGAAGATGGTACTAGAACTATAAATCAAGATAAGTTTCATTCTGCTGTGTGGAAACATAAAATATTAATAGATAACATATTAAAAAAGAAAGATAAAACCTTAGATGATTATATTAAGGTTAGATCTAGCTTCATTGATATGTGCAATAATCTATCTATTAATATGGATGATTTAGCATTAGACTACTTACTAACTAATGGTACTGGTCAACCTAATATGCAAGCGTTTGAAAATTTCTGGAGATCTACAAATGCTAGTACTTCTTTAACTAAAAGTATATTAAATAATATTAACATAGCTGCAATTAGAGGTACGAGTAGTATAAAATCTAGAAGTGGAGAAACTGCTAGAACATTTGATAGAATATTTACTAGTAGAAAACCAGATGCTTAGATAAATCTAATGGCTATAGCTTGGGGTAGAACACATCCATCTCCAGAAGAATTTAGTGTTACTGGAGCAGATGGTAATCTAGTATATCCTATTACAGAGAATAACTATATGTCAGACCAAATAAGATGGTTGAAATATAATTTGAATGGTAAAAGAGAATTATTAGGCAAAAATCCTTACTCTGCAAATTCTTTGTTATTACAATCTATAAACAGTAATGCTGATTTAATTAAATTAAATACTTATCTAAACTTAGAAGAGAATCTGCAAAACACTAATCGTGATTACTTTGGTATATCTCCTATAGAGGATTACTTATCTAAAATGACATTTGGATTTAATAATCACTTATTTTGTCCTACTATGTCTGATAAAAAGACATGGCACACTATAAGTGGTATTCAAATGGTCAAGGATTTCTTACCATCTACAGCTATCACTGATTACGAATACAATGAAAATGGTGATATAACTAGAGTTATATTTTAGGATCAAAAGAGAAGATTCTCAGATAGAACTTTAAATATATTCAAAGGATATTTAAGAGATGAATATAATGCTATATAGAAGTATTTTGCTACTAAACAAAGTGTTATAGATAATCCTAACTTATCTGTTGGTAATTACTACGGTAGTAAGAAAGGTAAATACGCTGATGGTAATGGTGGAAGATTTAGATATTTTAATAAGATAACCATTAATGGTGATACTTATAATTTAAATGAAATTCTAGCTAAAGCAGAATATTCTAATGACTCACAATCTATACAAGATATTCTGAGTGTGATTAAATAGGCATTAGATAACGATACAGTAATCAAAGAAGCTATCAATGATTTGTTAGTAGATTATGTAAATAATGAAATATCAAAAGCTATAGAACTAGGTGTGATAGGTGAAGACTTAAGTAATAAATATATACCTATAAACTTTGTAGAAGAATTTGAAAAAATAAGTTCTAAAACTGATAGTAGAGATAAAGGAACAGATGTGATATACTCTATCATAGCTTCACATGCCATCAACAGTGCGATTTCTACTATAGAAATAGAGAAATGTTTTACTGGAGATCCAGCATTATATACATGGCAAAAAGAACTTATGATATATAAGCCTAATGATGATTCATTTGTACCTGTTATATCAGATGAAAGAACGTTAGAAGCTTGGATAGATAAACATGACCCAGATGGAGATAAATCAAGCTATTCTGCTTATTATATGATAACTGGTCGAGATGTAGATAAAATTAAACGTCTATCTTCAGTATTGTCTACTGGAACAAACTTGAGAACTAAATGGGGAGATACTAAGGATTAGGAAGATAGAAGTGATTCTAAATTCCAAGTATTATAGTTATCAGACAATAAAATAGGATCTACAGTATATGATACATTATATAGTATGTTTAGAAAATCCTTAATAAAGGATATGTTCCAAAAAGAGTTTGGTGTTACTGATTAGCAAGCATTAAATGCTGTTAAGGATGATCACGCTATAGAAAGTACATTAGGTAGATTACGTAAAAAGAATCCAGATGCTATTAAGTTTATTGAACAACAAGCTAAAAATAGCGCTAAACCATATGCAGATGGAGAAATTAATCAAGCTGATGCGGCTGTTTATATCAGACCAGAATTCTATAAGAGATTGATGAAGTCTTTAGGAGAATGGAGTCCTGAAATCGAAGAAGCCTATAACATTATGGAGTCTGATGATAGCTGGTTGAGTGATACTGAGAAGTATCAAAAAGCAATTAAAGCTATTACACAACCTCTTAAAATGGTTTACTTTGGTGATCACTTTGATTAGACTCTTGGTATGAATGTAAATACGTTCGATAAGATGGCTTTGTTCCCGCTATTTAAGACTTTTGCTAAAACTGATAATAAATATTTATACGATCGTATGAATGATGCTAGTAAAGGTTATATAGATATGGTAGCATTTGAATCAGCTATTAAAGTTGGTAGTAGAAAGAAGTTATCCTTCTATAAAGATGGTAAAGTAAACTTATCTGAATTAACATCTAATAGTGATGTGGATGGTGTTTCTGGTAAAGGATTAGCAACATATACTTAGGATCTAACTCAAATTAGATTGTAGCTAAATACTGATCCACACGAACACCTTGAAAGATCATTTGGTACACAAGCTATTAAAATTGGTTTTGCTAATGTAGTAGATACTCGTACTTATGGAGAAAATAAAGGATTAGCTGTAAAAGGTTCTGAAATTAAGAAGAATATTATGGATGCTATTAATTCACTCTCCAGAATAGGTTAGAATAAAATAAGAAAAGAGTTCTTTACTAACGGCAAAGTAGATAATCGCAAAATAGTAAATTATCTTCAGAGATAGGCTACAAATTCAGGTATGTCTGCTGAAATAATTGCCAATTTAACAGTTGATGAAAATGGAAATATTATAGTACCAATTGAAGCTCAAAGTATTAGAGATTGGATTCAAACTAAGATAACTTCTTTTGTCAATAAAGCAGTAGTAGATGTAAATACTCCTGGTGGTTCTGCTATTCAGATGTCTTCATTTGCATATGAAGCTGTTGGTAGAAGTGTAAAAACTGATGCAGAATTAGGTTCAGCTTTTAATCAAGGAAAGAAATTAAAATTCTTAGCTAAAGAAGGTCATATGCAAGTTATACTTAGTGAAAACTTCTTTAGAGATATATTACCAGAAGAACTTAAAAGTGCAAGTTTTTATAGTAAACGCAAATGGTTAATTGATAATGGTATAATAGGTAGTAGAATGGTAGACGGTGTAGAAGTAGAATCTAAACCTTATGGTATAGGATATCGTATTCCTACACAGGGTTTGTCTTCCATGTTCTCATTCCAAGTGGCTGATATTATTCCAACTACTATTGGTGATACAATCATAGTTCCGGAAGAATTTACAGCTATGACTGGTTCTGACTTCGATTAAATAATAGTTGAAGTAAAACTCCTTTAATTGCTGGAAACTCCTTAGAGCTTATGACTACCGCTATAGACAAGCGGTAATAATGTCAAAGATTGGATAACCAGCAGCCAAGCCGATACGTTATTATCTATATAACTAATCGGAAGGTTCAACGACTAACGCTCAACGAACGCTTCCTAAATGGATAGCAATTATGAAAACTAAAATAAATAAAAAATCTAGAAATTTGTTAATAGGTCTATTATTAGGCGACGGCACAATAAGTAATAATTACGTATTCAAACTTTCTCATTGTGAAGAACAATTAGATTACTTAGAATGGAAAGTAAAACAATTAAATGAAGCCGGATTAAGAAACAACGGTATTAAAGAATATGTAAGTACAAAGGGATTTAATACAGGGAAAAAAGTTTATTATTCACAATTGAATATAATTCCTTTTGTAAAAGTTCTTAGAAGAGTTTTCTATAAACCTTATAAAAAACTTGGAAATAGAAAGTTACTTAACAGATTAAGCGCTAAAGAAATTGCAATATGGTATATGGACGATGGACATATAAACTATAGAAAAACTAAAGGTATTGTACACGGATTCTATATTAAAATTGCAACTTGTATACCTAAAGAAGAATTACAAATAATAATAGATTATTTTAAAGAAGTTTGGAATATTCAATTTTATATGTTCCATGAAGGAAAAAGGGAAAATAGTTATTCTTTATGTTGTGGAACAAAAGAAGGAATAAAATTTATAAATATTATAAAACCTTATGTTAATCAAGTTCCTTCAATGAAACACAAAATTGAATATGATTTGAGCCAACGCACTAGAGGCGTTGAGTAGCTGAAAAGCGAAATGGGGAGCACCAATCAAGGTGAAGATATAGTCTAGTCCCTTTAAATACTGCGAAAGCAGGGGTGTAAACGGTTGATAAACTTTATCTGGCTACATATACATATAAAGATGGTAAAAGAGTAAGTTCAGATGAAAAATCGGAACAAGGCTATGTTAATAAGTTGCTGGATAATTACTCATTAGTACTAACTGACTTTACTAATATTGCTGAAACTAGAGCTTCTATTGATACGTTGACGAAGATTCTTCAAAAGCAAATTCTTCCAATCGTTCAACCAAAGAATATTATAGAAGTAAATCCTATGTATGAATTAGCTCCTTCTTTCTAGCTTTCTAGAAAGACAGAGTATACTGGTGGTAAAGCTGGTATTGCTCCATTTGCACTTAACTCTACTAATCATGCGTTAACTCAATTTACTCACCTATGTATCAATTATTCTAATGCTAATAGATATAACTTAGGTCAGTTAGATTAGGTATATGGAGAAGATGATCAACGTATTATGGACTGGTTATCAGCATTGATTAACGCCCACGTGGACGTTGCGAAAGACCCATATATTATGGCTTTGAACGTAAACTCTATTACTTATAATATGACTTCTCTACTCATTAGAGGTGGTAAAGGTGAGAATACTTTCTACTTCTTAGCCCAACCTGCATTGCGTAGGTTTACTAAAGAAATGTTAGAAAGTAAAGGTATAATAGGTGCAGAAAAAGGAATAACTGAAAGAGATAAACTTAAATCTATAGCTAAAGAATATATGACTTCTTTGAGAGAAGCGATTATATCATTAGATGATAGTGACTCTAATAAAGCAAAATATGCATAGTATTATAATAGTTTAGCTAGTGAATATTCACTTCCATCTATAGAAGGATATGATGCCGTTGAAGTCAATTATAATGATGTGTTTGATAAGAAAGTAGCATCTGAAGCGTTAAAAAAACCAAAAGAAGTCAATGGATTATATCAACAAGTCATATCTATTAGAGCTTATCAAGATTTGTCTTCAGATACAGAAGTTTTATCAAATTTAGTTCAATTATCATAGATTGATACTAAGAAATTTGGTAATACCTTACCGTTACAGTTAAATTTCAAACGTAGATTAAATAGATATATAGATAATTATCAAAGTAGGTTCTATATAAATGGAGCTGATAACATAGAAAAACCTATAAACTATTACTTATCTTCTACATTCCTTAAGTAGAAACTAGATGCTGGCATAAATACTCCTAGAATATTATTAAGCGGACAGGTCATAGAAGCTACAAAAGGATATAAGACAATATTTAATGCTGCATGTGACTTCTTTTTAGGTAATTCTTCAGATAAAAACACTGTAGCTGAATTATCAAAAATATTAACTACCTCACTAAGAACTAAAGCTGTAGTGAATGCAGTTGAGGACTTTAATATTAGCGATAAGAAATTCCTTAATATGTTAAGAGGACCTAAAAGTATAGCTAAAAGGTTAACTTAGATTAAAAATGATTTAAGAAAACGTAATGATTTACCAGCAATTGCGTTCAATGGTCATATTAAGAATGAGTTACTTAACTATCTACAAGAATATGCATCTGATGGTACTAACTAGAAATATGATAGAATAGTAACAGCAGATAACGCTTTAACTAATACTGCTACTTATGAAAACAGATTATTGTCAGCATATCAAGATCTACTAGACTGTGAAGATGAAGGTATAAGAAAGTTTGCTAATAGATTGGGTGTATATGCTTACTTAACTAGTTTCGATAATAGAAGTACTGATTCATTCTTCGATGTAATAACTACTGCTTGGAAGAAACAAAAAGGTTATTCAGATGCAATTAAAGCTGCTATAGAAATACTTAATAATGATAAATTAGTAGGTATGGATTATTTTGGTTTTAATTCTGAAAACATGCAGAATAATAACTTCACAGAGTTATTTACAGAAATAGCTAGAAACGCTTATAGAAACGATGAGATAGTTAAACCATATCAATTAAGTAATTACGATAATAAATATGGTACATTAGTTCAAATAAAGCCTGATTCTAAGCCAATACCAGCAGTATTTAGTAGTTGGAGAGCTAATCAACCATTTATTAAGATTCAACTTAATCCTAATGACATCAATAGTTATATATTGTATCAGAAAGTAGCAACAGTATATCAAACTGATGAAAATGGTGATCCAGTAAAAAATACAAAACAATCTGTATATAAAATTATACCAACTTTAGGTACTAAAGATGATAGAAAAGTGTACTATGAATATCAAAAACAATCTGGGGAACAATCTGCATTTGAAGAAAACGCTTTACCTAAAGAAGCTATTTGGAACAATGGACAAATAGAACAATTAGTCTAGAAATTTTTTGAACCTATGACAAATAAAAATCATACCACTTTGGTGTATGAATCTTCAGATGCTATAGTAATTAATACTGTAGAAAAACAAGAAATAGTTAGCTTTGAAGAGCCAGAAGTTACAACAGTAGGCTCAAATTTAGAAGCATCTAACGAAATACATAATACAGAAGATACCTAGTCTTCTACTACTTATGGAGAAATAGATGAACAAGTTTCTACAATAACGGTAGGACAAGATGATTCTGTTACGTTATCAGATATGCAAGTAGATATAGAAGATGGAACTTAGACTATAATAAGTGACGATGTATTGAATTTTACAGAAATAACTGATGATGTGTTTGGAGAAAGTCCATACTTTGATTCTATATTAAATGCTGGTATTACTCAGTATGAATAGGTACAAGATATAATTACAGATATGAATACTGGGACTGATACTGTTCAAGATATGAAATTTAACGATGAAGCTTATAAAAACTGTAAAGGTAAATAATTATGATTATATGTCCAAATTTTAGTGACAAAAATGTCCTAAAAGAATTTAATGAATTAAAAGAATTGGTAGGCGAAATTGGCGCCTACCATATCTGGAATGAAAACAATGGTAATCCTATTGATTAGACAAAAGATGGTAAGCCATCTAAGCTATTTTCAGACTTACTGTAGTATTACGATGGTGATAGAGCTGCTGCTATAAAAGGGAGAGCTAAAACCTTTACAAAAGGGTTTAAAAGCTGGTTTGGTGATTGGACTAAAGTTAATAGTTCTATTACGTTAAATCACAACGAATCTGTAGATTTCTTATTTGATGTTAATCCATAGATTTCTAAAATAGGTACAAAAGAAGAATATATACAATATTTAGAAACAATTTTTCCAGATACTTAGGTTAAAGATATATATTGGCACGGTACAGATTCTGATTTTTCTAATGGCTTAGGTATTAAAAAAGGTAAAGGTTCTGGAGCTCCAGAAACAGGAAAGGAAATGTATTTTAATAAACAACCTTGGGCTTCACTACAATATATATCTGGTATAAATAGAAATATTCCAGATATAGAAGGATATAACAATTGGGTGAAATTATGGTGGGAATTAAAAGAGGCTTTAGGTAACGGTAGAATGGATACAGATGATTGGAAACACGAAATAATAGGTTCTAATACTAGACAATACTCCCCAAATAAAGAAGGAATATTTGACAGAGATAAAGGTGGTACACACGGTAAATATTTATCAGAAAGAAAAGCCAAATACGGGTATGAAAATAAGTCAGATAAAGAATTTTTTGAAGAGGTATTTGATATAAGATACGGAAAAGAAACTTTTGAAGATTGGGTATAGAGAAAAAGTAAGGAATTTAAAAACATGTGGGCTAACAGATCTGTAAAAAGCGGAATTTATCCTGCAATTTTAAACATAAAAAACCCAATAGAAGAAACAGGTCAGAACACGTACTACGAAGAACAAAGAGGTTTGTTTACACGAGCAAAAAAAAATAATAACGACGCTATATTATCAAATTCTGCAAAAAATGAGTTTGGTTCTGATGTTGCTATTGTATTTAACCCTAAAGAAAACGTACATATTCTTGGAACAAAAATAGATTTACAACGATTTTCTGAATGGAAAGAAAAATTATCTAAAGCCGTAGATGTTAATGGTGAACCTATTATTACAGAATTTGATGGAGATATGGTGTTTATTTCTGATCCAGAATATGATTCTGTTAAAGAATTAACAGAACTAAATCCATCTAAAATTAAATCTGTTGATAATACTGGTTCTTTTTCCGCTTCTGATAGTAGAACAAATGGATCAGAGCTAGACGAATCCTTGTAGTATTACTTAACTAATAGTCTAGATGAAAGGTATCAACAAGATGTACAAGAATATATAGAAGCATACAGATAGTATTTTGATAAGTATGATTATGCTACTAAAGAAAATCTTGAAAAAGAATTAGAAAAAGTAATACAGAAAATACACGATGGTCTTAAAGCTAGATTATATACTCTGAATAAAAAAGATACTAATGTTACAGATGAATTTAAAGCAGCTTTAACATTACAAATATCTGAATTAGAAAATAGAACAGTAGATAGAATTTAGAATATAACCAACTTTATATATAGTACTAAATATGATATATTATCTACTATAAGACAAATCAGAGATGTAGTAAATGGAGTGTAGGATAAAATGACACTAAAGTAGTTGTTAGATCTAAAACAAGATTTCTTTAATTTCTATTGTCCAATGTTAGATGAATGTGTTAATACTTTATCTGCTACAGAAGAATATAAATATATAGTTGGAGAAAATCTATATAGAAATTTATTAAAGGAAGCAAAAAGAATGCAGACTATCCTAAATGTAGGAGCTAACAATGTTAATAATATGATTACTAAGTAGTCTGCTGAAGAAATTAGAAGAATTGGTATATCTGTTAATAGTCCAACTATAGAAAATTATATATAGGAACATCAAGAAACAGTAGGTAAAGACATATTAGCTATTACTGCTTGGGTAGGAGCTGGAGATAAAATTAATGACGAAGCCATTAGAGCTTTATTTCATATAACTCAAAATGCAGAATTTGAAGTTAATAGAGCTACTTACGAAAAGTATAATAAACTAACAGAACTATTAAAAAAAGCTGGTACTTTTAATCAAAAAAAATTAGTAGAACTTGATGAAAATGGTTTACCTACTGGATATCTAGTTAGAAAAAGAAACTATGGTAGATTTAACAATGACTATAAACAATTCTTAAAGTAGCTCAGAAGTGATTTAGGCATGTTAGATGTAGATGATTTACGTTCTGTAAATCCAACTATACGTACAGAGTACAATAAAAGAAAAAACAAATGGTTATCAGAACATTGTGAAAGAAAATATACTCCTGAATACTATGAACTATTTAACAATCTATCACCTTTAGCTGCTGATGCTAGAGAATTAGTACAAATCAAAATACACAAATTACTAGATACTGTAAAAGACGCTAATGGATTCTATGACACAAGTAAGTTATCAGAAGAAAATCAAAGTAAACTAAAGGATTTATATTTAGAAAAAAAATAGTTAGCTAGTATATATGGTATAGATGGAAAATTAAAACAAGGTGAAGAATATGAAATAGCTGTAGAACTAGCTGCATTAAATGATAAGTTGTCTAAAGGTATGGTTTTAAAATCAAATAAAGCATTATTTGATAAAATCAAGGCTGAAAAAAAAGCAAGTTTAACAGAAGCTCAGTATCAAAGATGGTTATAGTATAATTCTAGAGATGAATATACTCAAGAGTTCTATGACGATTTAGCTAAAGTAGAAAGATCTGAAATAACTAACGAATCAGATAAAAAACTATATGAACAATTACAAGAAAGAAAAAGAGCAATACTTAAACAATTTAGAGATGATAAAACACATGAAATTGAAAAGCTAATACCTGGTGTAGCTCAAGCAGAATTAGATAAAATAGACGTAGATTTATATAAGATAAGAAAAAGAAATGGTAAAAAGAAAACTACAGGTTTGAAATTCAATGATATAGCTAAAGTAGTACCATCTAAATTGTTTTATAAACTTAGAGCTGATGCTATTGCCAATGGTACTTTAGCGGAATTTGAAATGACACATTGTAATAGAGATAGTCAAGGTAATATATATCCTAAATCTTATCTTACAACAGTTGTTCCAGTGAAAGAAAAATATATACTTAAAGAACAGCCATCTATATATTTCTCAGAAGTGGATGAAAACTCTCCATTTGTTAATAAAAACTACAAACCAGAGATTGAAGATCAAGGTGAATATTATTTACCTAAATTAGAATTATATGATAACTCAAAATCATTTGAAAAAATAACTTCAAATGAGGATTTACACGAATTATATAAAGAATGTGTAAGTACTCTAAGAGAATCAAATAGTAAACTTACTAATCTTACTAATTTAAGTTCATACAGATTGCCACAAATATCTGGTTCTATGTGGAGATATGTTAGAGCTAGAGGTTTCGAGGGTTTTAAAGAATATTGGAAAGACAAAGTATCTACTAGAAATGACGATACTGGTTTAAACGATGAAACAGTAGATACTGGCACAGATAAATTATATTTTGTTCCACAGAATTATGTTAAAAGTCTGGATGATCCTTCTACTATTACAGCTAATACTGTTGGATCTATAGTAGAGTATTTTAAAATGGCTGAAAACTTTAGAATAAAAAGTGAACTCAAACCTAAAACAGAAGCAATATTATAGTTTATAGGTAATCGAGATGTTAAAAGTAAATATAGGGGAAGAAGTAAAAAAGGATAGGAATCTAATCTATATAAGTTTGCTAAAAGCTTTGTAGAAATGAATATATATGATATTAAAACTAAGTCGTTTACATGGGATCTTAAAGAAAGAGATTTTTCTGTATTAGGCTTTAAAGGTCACATAAAACCTAGGAAAGTTAATATTACTAAATTAATATTAGGTTTAAAAGCATTAGGAACTACCGTAAACTTGGGTTTAAATCTTATATGTGCTACTACAGGATTTTTCACAGCTATTTATAATGATATAATTAATACATTCTCTGGAAGATATTATGATCTTGGAGATAGTATTAATGGAACGAAGGCTTTAGTTGTAGATTTATTTAAAAATAATTTCAGTTTACTTAGTGATTATCACAATAGTACACAAATGAAATTAATGGAATATTTTCAAGTGGGCGCTGAAATAAAAACAGACAGACTTAATCTATCTACTTTTCAAAAACAAATAGCTAGAAACTGGGCGTTTGGAGTATACTCTTTAAGTGATTATTTGGTAAAAGGGCACATTTTAAATTCTGTTATGTACAACTATAGATACGTAAATGGAGAGTTTCTTAGTAGCGAAGAATTTAAACGTAAATATAGTAATGATGAAGTAATGCTAAATCAATGGAACACATTTAGATCCTCTAGAGATTTAGTAGAGTATAAAAACGGTAATATTGTAACTAAAGATCCTGCTCATCAAAAAGCCTGGGATGCTAAAAAAGAAACTATTGGTAATACTGCTAGAAATTTAGCTCAATCTGCTGATGGTTAGCTTACTCCACTATAGAAAACTATGTTAAGTAGTAATATTATAGGAAGTTTAGTAATGATGCACAGACAATTTATGCCTATTATACTTCAAGAAAGATGGGTATAGAATAGACAATGGGATTATAGTTCTCAAAGATATAAAGAGGCTTTGTTTAGAGTTCCTTTTAGTATAGTTTCTGCTATCAGAAAAGATACTAGAAATATTAGTTTTTGGCAAAAATACATGCAGAATTCTACATATGATCAACGTAAGGCTATAAGACAATTATCTTTAGAATTATTAGGAGTAAATATACTTCACTTCTTCTTAATGCCATTAGCTAAAGCTTGGGCAGATGATGATAAAGATAATATATTAAAACAATTATTAGCTTTTGCTTTAGTAAGAACAGATTTTGAAACTATGATGTCTTCTACCCCTTGGGCAATCCAAGACGCTATCTCAACTATCAAAACTCCATTCCCCATTTATAGTTATTATGATAACTTTTCTGGATTAATTTCTACTGTACCAGCATGGGTACATAATCTGATTAATAATGAAGATGAAAAAATAGATAGAGGCGCTTATAAAGATTTTTCTCCTACTTTTAAATTTGGAATGAAAATAACTCCGTTTAAAAATATATGGGAATTATAGGATATACCTTCTAAAAGAAGATATTACGAAACTCAAATTGCAAATAGAGATTCTGATTAATGAAAAAGGCTGGATTATTTCCAGCCTTTTATTTTTAACAAGTACAAGTATAATCAGAGCAAAAGTCATTTGACTTAAGCAAATCATCAAATTGATCTAAGTAGTCTTTCCAAATAACAACTAAATCTTTTACATCTAAATAACTATCAGTAAATCTACCTTTTTTACAGAATTCTAATTCTTGTATTTTATTTTTACTAACTTTAAATGAAAAAACAATATAAGATTGTCCATTTATGGTATAAGGAAACCAGTTATAATATGTTTTATTACTACTGATTTCCTCAATTTTTTTAGATAGTTCATAATGACTACTAAACTTATAAACTAAATATAATTTTCCTTCAGAATTGTCTCCTTTTAAATTTGTATACATATTTACAAATGCTGGACAATCAAAGTAAGATATCTTCGCTTCTATAAAATCACTTAAAAATATTAAGCATTTATTATAGTTCTTCAACACCATCACCTTCGTAGTATTCTACTGAGTGATCCCATTGATCTGTACTGATATGATATGAAATTTTCTGTAAAGAATTGTTAATTAAATCAACTTTCTCACTGAGTATTTTATCATTTTTCATGTTAAACACTCTAATTTGATTTTCAGAATCTTTACCTATAGCAATAATATATGCTTCAAAATCATATTCTTCAGAATTAAGATTTAATACCTCTTGCATATACCATTGAATTGCTAATCCATAATAAGCAATTTGTCTGTAATAATCATATTCTTCTACAGAATGTGCAAAATCATAGACATTTACAGTAGTCTTTAAGTCAATTAGAATTATCTTCTTATTAACATGATCAAAACATACTCTATCTAGTAAAGATTTACATTTAATATTATTGATTCTATTAACTTGCCAGTTAATATGAAATTCATTATGAGTTTCAAAAGTAGATGGTAAATTAAAAAGCAATTCATTTGCTTTCTTATGATTCTGAATATTTTCCTTAATCTTCTTAAGCATTTGTAAATCAGCAAAACTAATTATCTTCTTATTATCATCTTTCTTACTCAAGTATTCTAAGTAATCTTGATAAATCATAATAAGACCTTCAGCTTCTTCAATACATTTCTCATCAGATTTCTTATTACTATAAGCTTTTTTATAAGCAGATAATTTAAGCTTATCTTGAGATTCTAATGGATTTACTTGCATAAGTCTATGATACTCATCTAATAAATCCTTTTGCTGTTTTACTTTAGGTGTTGCAAAATCAAGAATAATATAATCTTTCCAGAATTCATCTGGTTGAAGTAAATATTCATGAATCATAGTTCCTTTTTCAAGAAAAGAAAAGTTCATTCCCTCTTCTTTTCCATCAAGCATATCACGAAAATATCTAGGACCTCTTTTAATAAACCACCCTATTGCAGAATTACTTATTCTACTATTATCTTCGTAATAAGGAATACTAGTATCCATCTTACTCTTTAACATACTCTATAATTACTTTTTCTTCTATAGCTTGTATTTCTATAGTATCATCAATAACATTATTGAACATTGCTTCAATTGCAATACGTTCATTATCTGTAACAATTCCTTCTACTTTCATACTTAATCCTCCATGTCGCTAATTACAGCTGACTCAGGAACTTCTGCTGAAGTATCCCAAACTAATTCATCTTCTTTATCTTGTTGTAGTTCAACTTCTTTAAATGTCTTAAGCCAATCTGCTACATTATTATTGTATGCTTGACTAATAAGTTTATCTAAGAATGCTTGTTCTACTTGTTTCTTTTCTTTTTCCGTCATAATATCTAATACTACAAATTCATAATTTTTCTTGAAGTTATAGCAATCGTTTAATCTAGAACAATTATATCTTCCAGAATTTACATCACTAGATCCATCATGACAATGTCCATATAAATGATATTTACTCTTTCCAAAGGAGAAAACATCTAGAGCTTCATTACAAAATGGATTATCATGTGTTAATAGTATATCACACTGTGGTATATCTTCATAAGTATCAAATCTACTAAATGCCCATCTGTCCTCTTGAAATTCAATTGGCTTAATCCAAGGTGTACCGTAGAATTTAATATCTTCGTATGTATATAATTCATCTATAAGTATTGTTAACTTATCATCTGTTCTTACATAAATATCTTGTTTTAATTCATTAAGATATTTTCTATTATACGCATCTTCAATTATAAAATCATGATTACCTGGTACTAAGATAACCTTTTTACAAGGTTGTCTTTTGACCCAACTAGTAAATCTATTATAAAACCAATGCCTAGACTGTTCGATATTTCTTTGTACAGATAAAGGCATTATATCACCGCATATACATAGTACATCACACTCAGGTATATTCTCAATGAGATTACCATGTATATCACTTATACCGCATATTTTCATGTTTATATAAGTTAAAAGGCTAGAATATATCTAGCCTTATTTATTTTCATGCTGCATCACAACATTCGTAATCATCATCACTATATTCATTATCTTCATTATCATACTCATCGTCATATTCTACAGTATCACTAACTTTAGTTGGTATATTTTCAGTAGAGATATTCATAATGTTTATAATTTCCTGAAGGCTAATGTCTTCATCTTCTAGCATTTTGACTTCACTCATGAAAGAAACAATATTATCCATAGAAAGTAGTTTGATATTATCTTTACAGAATTTTACTACTTCTTCTTTGTTCTTAATACCAAAATCATCAGCTAACATTGGTAAGAATGCAGCATTTTCATCAGGAGAATATCGACGTAAATAACGAATACGTGAACAGCGATCTTGCATATACTGACTAACTCGGCTTAAGTCATTGCAAGTCATAATTACTAGTTTCTGTGCAGTCTTTTCAACTCCATCTAAGAAATCTAGCATATACTCAGTTTTGAAGTTCTTTTCAACTTCGTCAAACAAAACACATACTGGAGTAGTAAAGGACTTAAAAAACTTAATAAGTTTACCTTCTGGATAATCAGGATTAACTACAATAATAGGTAAACCTGATTCCTTAGCTAATAATTTCATCATCACAGTTTTACCAGTACCCTTCACGCCAGCCAGCATTACACCAGTAGTATTTGTATTTGCTTTATTAAAATAGGTTATAATACGCTTCTTAAATATATCATCTGTTTTAGTAGAATAAACTTTCTTTGGTAGATTTAATTCACCATTTTCCTTAAATATAGGTGAATCTTCCCATCTATTCCAACTCAGATCATATACTTTACCAGGTATCAAATTATAATCAGCACCTTTAGGTTTTGCAATTATCTGTTCTCCTATTTTAATAAATTCATTCTTTGTCATAATCTGAAAATTTAAGATTTTAATTTGTTGATTAACTCATCAACTTGTTTTTTATTTTTTACTAAGTAAAACTTAGTATCTGGTTCATTCAAGCTTAAATAATACTTGAATAGTTTTTCTCTATTTGCCCAAGAATCTGTAGCAAATCCTTTGCATTCTATAACAAAACCATCTCCTACAAAATCTGGTAAATAAGTAATAGCTCTAACTATAGAGCTATTATAAACAAACTTAGGAAGCAGAATATATCTATGTTGTTCATATTCAGCTGATATACCTGCTTCTTTTAGTTTCTAATATGTATATGCTTCTAGCTTAGATCGAAATACTATTCCATCTATTTCTTGTTTAGTAGCATTACGTACTTTTTTATTAGACTTTTGTTTCAACATAATTAATATAATGTTGTACGCTATCTTTTGTTAAATGTATATTTTCAATCCGTTCGTGTATTTTTCTGTTTTCATCTGTATAAGCAATATTTGTTGAAAAAGTATAATCCTTTTCATTCTTTACTGCTTTAAATAGTTCTTTTAATGAACTTAATACAAATTTACGTTTCTTATTCCATTCATTAAATTCACCGTGCAATAACTTGCTAATTGCTACAAGTGGTATTAATAATAATTTTCCGATAATAAGAACTAAATCGAAAGGTAAAGACAGTACTTTACCTACAGCTTTTAACAGTTTCATCTAACCAATTTTTTATTTCTTCAAAGCTATTTGCTTTAATAGCATCAGATATATCTTTAGCTTTGAATCTTTTGTTAATAAATAGTGCTTCTAAGCCTGTTTCCTGGCTTAATTTACGACTTCTTTTTACTCCAGCTACATCCCTATCAAATAGTATTATAATACGCTTAAAACGCGTCTTAAGTTGCTCTAATACATCTTTAGGAATAAAGGTAGATTCTGAAGATGGAGAAATAGCTGGATAACCCATTTCATACAAACACATGACATCTTTCATGGACTTTGTGATAAATAATATATCACCTTTCTGAGGCAACTGCTCATAGCCTTGGATATCATAGTCTGTAAGATTGTTTCTCCACTTAGTATATTTATCTGCTAATGGTCTATATATCTTAAAATTGTTATAGACCTTATATGCATACATAGGATTTTCTCGTTTATAAGTACCCTTTACTATACCATTACATAAATAATATTTAATACTATTTACATTAAATTTCTTTAGAGTATCCATTGAAATATTAAACTGCTTCCAGTAATTGATGTCTACATCAGTAAATTCTTGGCGTACTACACCAATTACTGTTTCAGTTGACGGTATATATTGCTTAGAGCTAACGAGTTTAGTGTTGTTAGTAATATTTAATTTATCTACTATATCTGATAGTATATCATTATATTCTGTTTTACCAGTAAATAATGACACAAATTTAATTACATTACCACATTCACCTGTTCCATGATCTTTAAAAAGTAGTTGTTTAGTACGTTTACTATAGTAAATACCAAATGATGGATTTTTATCCTTTCTAAAAGGACTATTGTATATCATACCTACTTTAAATTGACCTATATATTTTGCATATATATCATACTCTGTTACTTTAGAAAGTATCCAATCTATAGTAATATTATCTGGGAGTTTTGCTCGCTTTCTACTATACATATGCAATTTGTTTTAGTTTGTTAGCCTGTGTAGAATCGAACTACAATATTTCCTATCAGGCTATAAAAATAGTGGTAGTCTTAAAATAGTAGACTACCACTTGTTATTAGTTAATTATAACTTTCTTAAAACGGCAAATCGTTATTAGATTCGCTTAAAGCCTGTGTATTAGTAGTAGATGAAGTTGTACTAAATGGATTATCGTTTTTTACTTCTTTATCTGCTACAACAGGCTTTGTAAATTGGTCAATATTTAGCATAGCAATAGAAGATGTTTTACCTTCTGGTAATTCCATAGGTTCAATAAAAGTATACTTAGCATAATTAGGCAAAGTAGTATATCCTTTATCATTATATACTATTTTTGCTCTAAGTTTTTTACTCTTATCTACTTTGTTCAGCATATCAGTAATCCACTGAGCAAACTGTTCAAAGCTTTCACCATTAAAGTCAAGTTCTTCATCCTTATAGTAACAGTTAAGTATCTGCAACATACGAGAATACTGTTTATCCATTTTTGTCTGGAGTTGTTCTTCTGTAGTTACAAACCCACCAAGTGTAGGTTTCCACTCTGTATGAGTTAATGTTGCTCCATCTTTCTCAAAAACAATTTCTAAGAATTGATTACCATTCGGAGAAACTTCTGTTTTTACACTTTTCAATACTACATTTTCAATAATACCAGCGGGAATATACTTAATATCACTTTTGCTAATACTTGCTGCACGCTCTTTACTATATGTCATAATTTCAATATTTTAATTTTTTATTCCGGTAAAAATATTCTATCCATGTGAAAAGTAATGTTATTATTTTCATCACTTTCCGCTACTACAATTTTCTTTCCTCTAAGATGTAAAGCTCTAGCTTCTCTTACAGTTCCTTCACCACCTTCAAATGAAATAATCGTTTCATTTTTCTTTCTATAGCAATATCCAATAGCATCTGCTTCTCCACAAAGTATATCTCCTAGTTTTCCAGTAAGATCTATTGCTATTTCAGTAACATCTTGTCCATCGTAGTTAACCATTTTATCTTTTAAATGTGTAACTAAGATTAATGATTCACATAAATCTCTGAACATATCAATTACTTTTCTAACAGCAGTACGTAAAAACTGGTATCCACTACCTTGTGCTAGTGTACGTACATCAGTACCTTGCCAGTTTTTACCTTGTGGAGTTTGCTTATAAAGTATTGCTGCGTAGTCTAGACACATCTCTTCTAATCTAGTAGCATTGTCGATAGTAATATATTTATATGGAAATTTTCCATTATTGTTCTTAATTTCATTTCTTAAAGCATTTGCAATATCTGCGAAATCTTGAATAGATCTTGCTTGGACTACCATAGCAGATAATGCAGTATATCCATTTTCAAGATCAATTACTAAATTATTTTCGAGAGATGCAATACAAGAAGATTTACCAGCCTTAGGTCTTCCGGCTAAAATTAAAAACTTCGGATTCACCGTTTGTGGTGTACTTTTCTCTTTTGGTAGTATTAACATATTAAAATAGGTTAATGCTTTACCTGTGAGATTCTGAAATTATCTGACAAAAACTGAAATTTTTACACAACGTAAAGTTATTCGTTATTCATTATTGAGAATATTGTTAACAGTAGTACTATTACTAATATTAATAATAACATTTACTATATTATTTTTATCTGCTTTACGATAGTTATTCAAAAACAGACTAGGATTATCAATAGGAATGATTGTATAACCAATTTGAATAAACTTCTGGTAAATACGTACAGGTTGACCCATGTAAGTAAAATCGTAACCATGATCTTCTTCATAGTCTTCCATGATCTTAGCATATTCTGCTAATCGTTTTAATGCTAAATCAAATTCTGAAATAGCATCATATTGACGCAACTTAAATGCTCGATTTGCGAACGGACATGTAAGTGAATTATCATATGAACATGTCGGTCGATAATATTTTTTATTGAATGCAGAGAAATGTGCATTTCGATTGCATCCAAAACATAGCAAGTCTTCAGGACCTGCATATGATATACTGTATTCCGGATCTTCCGGAGTGTGAATTCCATACCATTTAGCAAACGGTAAGCGGTTTTTAACTTCGTTTAATATACGATTTTTCAAAGAACCTTGAGGATCAATATTTTGTTTCGGAAGTTTAATTGTAAAACCTTTCATAATCAGCCTTTTTTAATTTGTTTAAATACTACTTTTTGTTCTTCAGCACTTGCGGTATTTGTTTCAATTAGATTGCCATATTGAAGTTCGTTTTCAAATTCTAATATACAGGGTTCACCATCTCTTACTTTTAAGAAATGCATATAAACCTTATTTTTTACAGGTAGACGACGTACTCCATATATAGCTAGCAGTTGTATTAACGGTAAGCTCTTTATCTTACCCTCTACGTCTTTATTTATTCACGTAGCTTAGACTATTTCTTAATATAACTTAATATGTTCTTAGAGAAATTTGTTAATTCTTCTTCAGTTGCTTTATTTTTCATAATATTTGCTAATCTAGATATAATTGCAACATTTCCTTTAATATAACCTTTTGAATTATCAATTCTATCAATCGAATAAGTATATGATTTATCATGTAATATAAAAGGTTTATTTAAAATAGGACACAATGCGGGAATATTTATATCTTTAATTGTTATAGCGAATTCTATTCCTATTTTTTTAGCATGTTGTTTTGCATGTCGCAATAATATTACTTTAGTATGATAATCCATATCGTGTTTGAACTTATCTAAATGAGTCATTATATCTTTAGCAACTTGATCTGTATATCTTCTCCGTCTATAAAAATGGTATAATCTACTTTCTTCACATCTACATTTTTTACAATCAGATCTTAAATTATTTTTTTCTGTTTTACTGTGATTCCATCTTTTTTCAAACTCTTCTACTGGTTTGTATTTACTACACTTACAACATTTAAAATAATATATACCATTTTCAAGTTTTATATCTCTATTTTTACCAATACTGTAGGTAAAATTATCTATAGTTAGTTCCATATTTAATTTATAATTTATATTTATATATGGAACGCTATAATTACATTTAAGTTATATCTCCCGCTTTCGTGGTAGAATTATTAGCATAGCTTTTAATAGCGTTAGCTTCACTACTAGTCGTTAGACACTATTATAATATTTCTATTATAACTTGGTACGGCGTTGGCTATATCTAGCTCGTTCACCGTTTAACGGAATTTAGACTGAACCTAACTTATCAATTCAGTATCTCTGGTCTGTGAACAGCAATAACAAAATCACTAGCTTGAAATATTGCGTCAGATGCTGATAAATCACTTCTCATTGGGAAGTGAGTACTTGGATTATTAATTCTATCAGGACTTTCAATATTACGATTCATCTGTGAAAGCTGTATTATACTAGTGTTAGAAAGTTTTTTCTTCTGTATAAACATTTTCTGTAAATCGACTATTGTACTTCTTTCTCCACCTTCTCCATTTACTAGAAGAACGTGGTCTAATACTACTATTAGCCAACGACCGTTAGCTACAGTATTATGAAAGTAATCTATAGTATTACCTATTTCTTCTACATTACACACTTTATCAACAAAGTATATATTGTATTTCTTAATGGTTTCAGCTGCCGATTCAGCTTTTAATAAGTCTTCATCACTAAGTGTTTCTACTGAACTATATAATTCAGATACAGTTTTCTTAGTTTTATTACTTATTACACGACCAACATTTCTGTAGTCTACCATTTCTAAACTAAAGTATAATACTACGATATCCTGATTAGGATTAAGATCAATCAAATCCATTACTAACATATTTGCAATTGAGCTCTTACCACTACCTGATATACCAGCTATAGTAAATATCATATTTGGTTCAATTCCGCCAGTAGCTTTATTGAATTTATCCCATCTAGTTTTTAATGATACTATACTATGATTTTTTCTAGCTTTAATGTAGTTTATGGATTTATTTGCTACCTGAGATATTGACTCAAAAGGTAGTATTTTAACGGCATTCTGTTCCGTATTCTCCATAACTTACAGGCGTTTCAGATTCATAACTCATTTGCTCTTCAATAACCTCCCACTCATGTTGAGTGAGCCATTTCCACATCGTCTTCATATAACCTATTTTACCAGTTATCATTTTGTTTTCAATTTCATATTGAAGACATTGAAGAAGGTGTTCGTGCATTGCTCTAGATTTACCTACGATACGATTATATTCTTTACGACACTTGTTTATATTAGCTCGTAAAAAACCTTTAGTACCATCTGGTCTTATAACATACACTGGAAATACTTCATAGAACTCATCAAACCATGTCTTATCTTGTTTTACACTTGATAATAGTTTTTCTGTAGGACTATAAATTTTATTATCTCCTGAAGTAGTAAAGGAGATAAGGTCATTGTTGATTAACTCTTGTATGTCGTTTTCACTTATTCGGCTGAGAAACTTGTGAACGTCTTGATTATTACTTTGATTATCATTCAATACAAGGGTTAAAAATACTAACTGATTAATTGATATTTCTCCAAAAATATCTAATAATGTTGTATCTAATTCTAGTATCATAATATAGTACTTTATGAACCAGTCTCTTGATACAATATGATAAAAATCTGTTAAAACAGACTTAGTTGTTTTGTTTTTAAGGTTGCTATTATTTTATTAGCTTCTGTTATATAATAATTATAATTTATTTTAGGATCATCTTTTAAATCATCAAAATTGTTTAGTAAAGTAATACCAGATGCTGTTAACATATTCTGATATTTCTTTATTCCATTTTCAATTTTCCATTTGTATAAAAAATATCCATTTGTTGATGCATAAAATCTATTTGTTCTTTGTTGTTTTATACCATTGTATTCAACTGTCCATTGTTTACCTGTTTTTTCAGATATTAAAAATTTAGTAATATCTTTAATAGTTGGAATAAAGTTTTGTGGTTTTATTCCTTCAAGAAAGAATTTTTCTACAGCTAATGGTATAATTGTAGGAGTTAACCCTTTTCCTAAAATAGTTTTAGTTAAAAATGTTCCTTTTTCTTTTATACCATCTTTTTGTTTACCAAAATAATCATTTACAGTTAATTGGTAAAAACATTCAAATTCTTCAGTTTCAAATGTTAATTTACTTATTTTTTCAAAGTCTTTAATAACTTGCTGTAGTTCGTTGTATTTAGCCTTTTTAATGCTATATAAGACACCATCTGTATTTACTTGGTAAATAGTAGCTCCTAATTCTAAAAGTCTTTCACAGAGCATTAAAAGTAGTAATTGACCATTTATTCTTATTTGTGAAACTGCGAATGGGGAATATAACCAACTATATTCGTTTTGATAATTACCCGTAACAGAATTTAGAGTTAATTTTTTTGTATCAGCTTCTAATTTTCTTTTAGCTTTTTTAGCAGCTATTCTTTCTGTATATACTTTAGTATATATATCTAAAAATACTTCTTTCTTTAAATGTGGTGGAACAAAACCATATTGAATAATTAAACTTGGATATAGTGAATTTGCGTCACTATCTAATAATAATTCATCTTCTTTTGGAATTATTATTTCAGGTTGATTTATACTATGTATACCACCAACTCCAATAGATATTTCTAAATTATTTAATAAGAATTTTTTATTCCAACCGTTTCTACCTGGTGAAATAGTTAAACTTTTCATTTCGGTTAATAAATTTTGAAGTACTGTATTTTTGAATTTGATATTAGGAAGTATTACATCTTTTAATGGTATAAAATCCATTGGGCTACGTAATTCTTCTAATTGCTTTTTATCAATTCCTGTTTTAGATATATATTCTTTTTGAAGTATATCTACGCCGATACCTACTCCATCTTTTGAAAGACAGTTTATGTGATAATTATCTTCAATATTTATTCGTAATTGGATATCTTTTTCACATTGTTTGAGTAATTCATAAGTAGATAATACATCGTTTATATTATAATTGATCATATCATCTATTTCTTGTAATGCTAATGGAGATTGCCAATCACAGTTAAATTCTTGAACATTTTTATACATCATTGTTACTTGCATTTCTTTTAAAGAAACTCGTAATGCTTTACTATATAACATAGTAAGTAAATCTAATGTTAGAAAGTTTTTAGCATATTTCCAACGTTTCCAACTATCAATATTATCTTTATCTTGTGTAATGGTGTTTGATAGATTAAATATAGATTTACATATTTTACTATACGTATACTTAGAATTAGAGAAAAACTCAATGCAATAATTTATGATGGGATTATCATAATGAATATTATTATAACCTGCAAAATAAGCATTTTCTGTCAAAAATAGATTGCACATTTCTTCTATGTTATTTTTTCTTTCAGAACATTCATATTTTATTAATTCTTCTGTTTCAGTATTTAATAAAGTACAATGAAATACATTCTGAAAAACTTCAATATCATAGACATATACTGTTTTTCCTCTTATCTTCATAGCGTATAAATTTGTAGTGATTCTGCTCAGACTCGAACTAAGATTTAAATTTTAGAAGAATTTTGTTCTATCCCTTGAACTACAGAATCTAGAGGCAGGATTCTTTATAGACTATCCTGCTAAAAGTCTCTTCGCTCTACGCTGCTTGCTTTATCTCTGGCAAATGTTTAGCAAAGCATTTCTTTTCTAAAGTTACTCTATCTATAATAGTAATGCATTTATAGTTATCATGTTTAGATAACTTTTTATTTATTTTAGTAACTACTTCAGTAAGTTGTTTAACCGGAAGGTTAGTATAGCTTACTTTAAACTCTTCATTATCATACGTAGATATAACTACTTTATATGGTCTTTGTTTCATATAATGTAGTGTTTTAGACATCTTATGCTCTTGAAGTTGTTTAATTATTTTCTTAATATTCTCTTCGTGAGCTGCTTTGTAAGCTTGTTGTTTAGCAATACTTTCTGCTTTATTGCTACCATATAGATTCTGTACCAATTTATTATGGTAATCAGAATAAGGACGTTCTTCTAATAACTGTTTTTTATCCTTTTTATCAGATACCTGTGTAGGTTTCTTAGGAATACTAGCTATGCCTTTTTTAGTTTCATGATACTCTTTTCGTGCATTAGTAGCTTCAGGAGTCCATTTGTAAGTATATATTTCTCTACTTACTATTTTATCATGACGGCGAGTAGTTGTATATTCTTTTGTCATAGGTTTAATTTTTTCTGACAAAGATATTCCTTTACTACACATTGCTTTATAATCTGAGGATTTAGTTAATCCATAACGTTTTTGTAAGTTTTGCTGATATTTAGCATTTTTCTTATTTCTAGTTTCTTGATTCATAATAATTTGATATTTAAAAATTAATAACTGAGGGAGCTAAGTAGATTAATATTTTAAAGTTTCCCGTACGTACTCCTTCTACCGCTCCCAATTAATTCATAGAAAAAGTATAGTCAGTTTAGCTGTGCAAGCACCCTGCCATCCCTGACACATCTATGTCGTTTTAAATTATATTCAGATATACTTCTTTCTGTATTTTTTTAAGCTGCTAAACACATAGGAGCAGCAGAATCATCAAAATCCGTTTCTTCATTGAACTTAGTAAGTTTCTCTTTTAATTTCAGAATCTCTAAATCGAGTTCTTTTATTCGTGCTTTAACCCAGTTTGAAGTTAAAACTTCAGTCTTATTCAGAGCTTTTTTACCTTTCTTAGATTTAAGAACAGGATTCAAAGTTCGTATACGACTAAGATGTACTTTCATTTCCTGCAATTCACACAGTTTAAATACATCTAATTGATTACAATCAGCAGGTAAATCACTGAATTTCTTCAATCCCATATTGATACATAGTATCTTTAATTTAACTATTACTCGTTCATCTGTAAGACCTTTAATAGTTTCATAAAGTTCTTTTAAATCGTAAGTACGCTTATAGTTACGATTTACTACATTTTCAATAGAGATAATATTCCAATATTTAGTAATATCTGCTGATAGTTTATCACGTTTTTCAATAAAATTATTTGCTTTCATATATACTTGATTTTAATAATTTGACAATTAATTAATTATTCTTAGTATATTAGAAAGTCTACCTGTGTAGCTATTAAACTGATCAAAGTTTAATAACTTAAAATATCAGCTATCTTCACAGACCACTGATATACTACAAAAAATTAAGAATTAAGATAGGCAAGATCAAATTCTAGAGCCTCTGTCACATCTCGATATGGCATCCGATTCTTATTCTCTCGGCTTTCCAACACTTAGTTACCTTAGTAACATTATCAGAGGCAGTTTAGTAAGAGTATATACGAACCCAACCAAATGTATATACTCTTACTGGTTTTATGTTGTTTTCAATTATTTTCTACTTAATACGAACCCAACCAAATGTATATATTCGATTATAAATCTCCTTCAACATGTAAATTAACGGGTATTCTTTCATACCCAAAGTCAATACAAGCATTAGCTATCCCAACCATTCTGCGACGCTTGCTATTACCCATATTTTTATCAAAGCCTGGGTCATCTTTTGTAATATCATAGGTCAATTTCAATGGACTGTTTTCATCAAGTAATGTACAATAATATAATAGTAACTCGATTACTTTCTCTTTTTCATCTTTCTTAAGTACTTTGTCAATTGCTTCTGTCAGAAACCCAACCAAACCTGACTTATCACAATTATTACTTTCTACACCTGTAATGATAAAAGCTATTCTTTGTACTAAACTAAAAAAGTCTATTACATAATAGGAATTAAACCACTTATTTACCCAACCATATTTGTGGCGTCCTATTAATATAGTTCCATCAGTTCCAACATTTATCTTTTTGCTTCCATCCATCAGCAAATTGTTTTGAATACGTGGATCTGACATAATTAGCTTTAACATTTGCAAGTGATATGAATCTATTGGCTTCTTATTTGTTGCCATAGTTTATATACTTAAGAATGATTACTCGTCAATGCTTTTATAGTAAGCTTCAGTGTCATCCTTAGTAATTTTGTTGATTTGTTCCAAAGAAGCACCTTGGTTTGCTAACTCATCAATAAAATTGTTAAGATCAGTTAAATTACTTTGATTTAACTGAGTGACAACTTCAGTTACCATCTTCACATTCCAGAAGAAACTCCGCTCTCCTGTTGCTTCAAATTTCAGAATAGCGTCCTGAACATCCTTCGGACCAGCTTTCAGAATAGTATCTACATCAGCCCGTAAGTCAAATTGTAATTTTTCATCATTATTAAACATAATGACAATTTTGCCATTTGCTGTCCGCACGATATCTACGTTGAATAAATCAACAGTTTCAATCATGTACTTTTTCATAGGATTTGCAAGTATTAGACCTGTCATATCGCCAGCTAGTTTCTTCTTGTAATTCAAATCCAAATTATCACTTACAGGAATAGCTAACCGCCGACCAACTAATGCCCGGCTGTAAGCAATTACTTTAGTACGTAATGATGCTACTTCTTGCTGAGTAAATCCTTCAGGATTCTTAAACACGCTTTCATAATTTTTATCCATAATTTTCTCCTTTCTTGATTCCGTAATTGATTTTACCTACGGAGTTAGTTAATACTATGTTTATTTAAAAAGTTGAGCTATAGAGTTCTTCATATAAGTAGTAGAGTATCTTATATCTCTCGTTTAAAATTAAACTTTAAATGCTACTTTTGTATTCAAACAATATGAACTCTATAACGTAATTCTGCTAAGATTTGATATTAATCTGAAAAAACTATAAAATAAGTCTTCATATTACTAATATTACTACTAGAACGTGATGTTATTACTTCACTCGGCATTCCCCGTAGGACTTTACTCATTGGACAGATGAGTCAGCCGTTCTTCATAAGATTATTAATACTAAACTAAAGAAATATGTAATTCGACATCTGAAAATCGAATGTTATGCTAGTTAATACCTAAAGAGGTACAACGGGACTCCAACGGTAGGAGATTTATACCCATCAAATAACATTATAACTGAAATTATCTGAAAATCGAATGTTATGCTAGGTTTCTGATTATTTAAAGAGCCTAACAGTAACCGCTAGCAAACGTGCTCTTTTCCTGTTATAGTAAGGAGTACTGTATATGATTCATAACCTATAACTGTTATTTCACTATCGGTAATACTTCTACCGAATTTTATTTTGAGCTGTTTATGTTTCAAAACACCCACTCTATAGCCTAATAGTTTATTCTAAGGCTGCGTGTACTTACGACTTTGTTCTTATTCTGCACATAATTCTTAGGATTTCCACCTATCATCCTTTAATGTAAGGAATCAGCGTCACTTTACATATATTGTTGCGCAATATACTTTAGATGGTTCTAATGTCAGCAATTATATTGTACAGTCGAGGGTGGCTCGGATTTACTTTCGTCATCTTATCACTACTCGTCCTAAAACCTACCATTGAACTTCCTCATTAGTTAAGTTAAACATATTAAGTCTCTCGTAATAAAGACTTCCTAAATAGATTTACATTCTGTCACTTCCCGTTAAGACTACTATCTAGTGCAATACACAGATTTTTCTCCGATCTGCTTCGTGTCCGTCTTTTAATGTGTCCGCTTCTCTTCATCCCAGGAGTGGGGCGATGCTCACCTTCACATATACTCTTAAGGATAGAGTATCTCACCTTGTGCAAATTTGATAAAACTCCAGTTATGCTTCTGGATAAGAATAATTTAGTACTTCTAAGCTTTATGTCTTCTGCTTAGTATTGAAATAGTGTTATTGCGCACTTCATCCGCTAGTTATCTTTATATTCCTGTTGCAAAGCACTCTAGGTTTATACTCAGACAAGATAACAACTGAGTTTGTTATAATATTACTTGAACTCACATACTCCTCATTTCCTGAAGAGGTCCGTTGCAGGATTCCTTATTTATTAATATTGGATCATTGCTACTCAGCCAAAAGGCACACAATCTACTACTCACTTCGTCACTCTATCCCTCTATACTGGAGTGTATAGTAATACAAGCTTAGGATTAGCTATGTACTGATTAACATAACATTATGCATAGGCTTTACGCCTAATCCAGGTAATCTATCAATATTTTTTCAATAAGTAGTGCTATAATATTATAATTAAGTACCTTCATATATACTATCTCTAAACTTATTAAGTTACAATATAACTGTTTAGATAAGTATAGAACACTATACTGACATTTTTATACGATCTATGTCGTAAAGGGGAGTTTGGAGCTACCCTAGAGCGTTATATGCTCGATAATGTTCAGCACGTGGTCTTGGACACCACGATTTGTTGGGCATCATCGTGTTTATTACTCCTTCTTGATTCAAACTATGATAAGTCTGCGAGTAACTTAAGAGGATTTCGTTCCCCTTGTACGGTTCGATTTTGTAAGCTGCTCCTTACTAATCGCGTCTTCTGTATTCTATCTCCAAACGGTTCTCATAGATACAATAGGGTTGTACACGCTCTCCCTATTTCTTGTTATCTTTTCAGTCTATAGATAGTATATAGACATAACAAGTTATTATACTTTCAGTAATAGTCTATAGTTGTAGCTATACCCTATTCCTACTAATATTCTGTACTATCTTAATTTTAAGAAAGTAATCTAACCATTTACTTTCTAATCCTTTGATTTAGACATCTCTGGATATACACCATTATAGCTCTATAATCGCATTGGCTGTTCTAGTTGCGACTCAGATTCATCTTCTCTGATTGTTGTTGTTTCAGTCTTTGGAGAATATCCGTACAAGTGGTTTTATTCTCTTTAACTGATGGCAGTTCTCTTACCTTAATGTATTTAGGTACTTCCTTCTCTACAATAGAAGTTAGATAGATGATACTGTCTTTCTTTTTGATTTCAACATTGATATTTTGTTCTGGGTTGCTTTGTCCATTTAATTTTACAGCGTTATTGTTCAAATTAATATCAATATTAAAGTCTTTTGCCCGAGGTACATCTGTGAACTTCGGAATCACATATTCATGTGCGGTGGCGGTATTTGTATAATTAGTTACAAAACCTACATAACCACCGAAAGCTAGCATTGCTAGCGTAATTAAAACTGTTGGTCTTTTACTCATTTTGATAATGCGTTAGTTGTTACTTTTTAGTAGTATACGCAGATTTCTCAATATAGAAAGTAAGAGGATTCAAAGAGGTTGATGTATACAAGCCAGATACTTTCTGCATTACTTGTTTCAACATCTTGTCATTCATTTCTGCTCCATAAGCAATCCGTAGATTGTTTACAGTCTTTATTGCTGAAATGTGTTTACCTTTAAGATTTAAACCTTTGATTTCTGGATATACAAGTTTGTCTTCATCTTTACCTTCGTTATTAGCAGAAGTAATAATACGATTGATCAGATCGTCATTAGTTCCACTAATTAATTGAGAATACCGTTTTGCTTCTTCTTCGTAGTTATTGTTTTTTGCAGTTTCATCAGCAATCTTCTTAGCTAAGAATACTTTCACAACATTAGCAACTTGCGCATCGTTGTATGTTGTTAATTGGTTCTTAAGCCAAGCATGAGATGCTAGAACTGACAAATTACCAGTTAAATTACCCCAAATAGCATTCGCACAACCTTCAAGCAATGTAGCGTTTCGTCCTGCTCCCTTCATCTTAAGTAATACAGTTGCTAATACTTGTGCTGGTTCTGCATCTTTGTCAAGTTTATAGGCTTCTCGTGCAAATTCAATCATATTTGCTACGTTCTTACCTATACCTCCTGACTTCTGCTTGTGCCGCATGTTCATAATAGTACACATTGCTGCTACTTTCTGTTCATCTGTGACACATTCTTCAGGTTTTGGCATTTCCTGAGTCTGCGGAACTTTAGCATCTTGTTCTAAAGCTTTTTGCATTTCAGGATTTGTCTTTGCGACAGCGTCTTTGAAGTTAATCTCGAGCTGTCCATCAGATGTTTTGCTAGGAAGCAAATTAACACCAAGGAACAAAGAAGCTGTTTCATTCAAATATGCAAACATTTCTTCGTTCACAGTAAAACCTTGTTCTTTTGCATCATTCTTGAACTGGTCATTCCATTTCTGAATTAATACAAACATCATAAGGTCTGCCTGTTTTCCTGTTGCTTGATACATTGCCCGATCGTCTTTAATCTCTTCACGGCGTTTCAGAATTGCATTCATCAAATCTACTGAGTGATTTGCATCAATTCTGTCACTGTTCTGAGTTACAACGTTAGGTACAGGAGAGTTGCTTGTTTTGATAATTGCAGTACTAGCTAAATCAATTTCTTCAGCTTCTACTTCTTCTATTTTTTCCTTCTTTGGCTTCTGCTGTTTAGGTTTCTTTTCAGTAGGGGTAGATTTAGGATCTTCCTTCTTTGGCTCCTCAACTGACTTAGTTTCAGGAACTTCAGCAGGAATAGGATTCTTAATTCCTTCTTTGATCCGTTTAACGTCAATTCCGTCTCCCTCCTTTACATTAGATACTGGGAAGAGAACACTAGTAGTTTCACTAGTTTCATTGTTCTTCCACTCGGCTTTGATATTTTCAATGCCTTTACTGTCTTTCTCAATCTTAAGAGAAAGTAGACTCATATACGGTGATTTTGTGCACAACATATGCGTTTCATATGCTGATTTACCCATTGGAGTCTGATAAACACCGCCTTTCTTTTGTTCAGCTGGTTTTTCTTCAACTTTCTTTTCTACTGGTTTAGGATCTTCTACTTTTGTTTCTTCTACTTTAGCTTTAGATTCTATGGCTTCTTTAGCCTTCTTTAAAGCTTCTAAATTTCTTGCTGCTTTTGCACTTGGAGTCTTTCCGCCTTTATTCTTTTTACTCATATTGATTATGATTACGCTGCCTTTCTTCAGCTTTACTTAAATAAATTAATAACTTAACAATTAAATACACTTAAATTATAAATTAAGTATAGTCAACTGTCATCCTCTATCTCTGCATCATTAGGCATAGTAGGTATTTTATCTCTATCAGTTGTTACTAATGTCTCACCTCCGTCTTCCTGACCCATTTCATAAGATTGGTTATCTACTGTCCCTACAAAAGCAGTAGAACCTTGAGATGTGGGATTAGGAGCCATAGTAACAACTAACTCTTGAGAAGGAGTATCTGAGGTATTTGCAACTACCTTTTTTACTCCAGTACCTACAACAAAGCCTAGTAAAAGTACGCATACTAAGAATACGTACAAACTAGCACTTTTACACATTCTAGAAATGATAAAAGATGCTAATGCTCCTAAAAGGAGTAAACAAAAACTAGTCATATTGTTGAAAGTATTTGTTAATAATCTGTTTTCTGTTTAAGTTTTTGTCTTGCTTTGTTTAAATCACCTTTTACAGCTAATTCATTCATTGCAAGCTCTTTAGCTATTTCTTTATAAGATAAGCCATCTATACGAGCATTAATTAAATCTCTATATTTCTTTTTTAAAGTAGGTATAGCTTGTAAGACTATATCTAATTTTTCCTTTAGAATTAAATTTTCTTCAGGACTTTTCTCTAAATCAGATAGTTGAATAGGACTTTCATCTTCATCAACATAGTTATTTAATTGCTCTTTTTTATTTCTACGTATGTAATCAATTGATGCATTTACAGCAATTGTTTTTAACCACATTTCAAATGAAATATGATTTACATAAGTAGAAAGTTTCTCATAAGCTTTAGTGAATACTATAGATGTTAAATCATCAGCTACATCCGTATTTTTTACTACATTAAGTATAGTATACCAAATATTCGATTTATATCTATAATATAATTCACTAAATGCTTTTTGAGAACCTTTTTTAGCTTGCTCTATGAGATCAATAATTTCTTGCGTCATATAAAGCTAAATTAGGATTTAGTGAGTTATAGTTAACCCAATAACTATAACCCTTAAAATCAGAAGGGAAGTTTTATGATCTCTCTGCAATAATAATTATTTATTGCAAAACATCTCTTATAAAATATTTCAGAAATGTGTTCTCGCCATTCTTCTTTCTCTTCTTCATTGAGAGGATATGCCATTTTCAATGACATATTAATAGCAATCCTTACTCTTACTAATCTAGTCTGAAGACTTAATATTTTATCTTCTAATAGATTGTTAAGAATATCCATCCACAGTCTTCTATTTATCCACTTATTGATACTTAGACAAGTGTTACTAGTAACTATCTTAGATTTTAAATTAGGTGGTATATTTGCCCAATCATCCAATACACTATCTGCATATCCTAATACTTTAGTATCAAAATTAGCAGAAGATACAATCTTGTCTAAAGTAAACCTATAAGGTTCCTCTAATTCAGCATTGAGTGCTTCAATAAGTCTCTTAAAATCGCTCATTATGGTTCTCTATTTAGTGCTTTACAAATTACAGTGAATACATAGTTAGCTTGAGACATTTTTAGACTGTATTTCTTCTTTAAATGCAGTCTAGTTCTTACTTTAGCTTGTTCTACACCATATAATGGTAAAGTTGATTTATAATAAGCAATACCTTCTTCGATGATTTTATCTTTTCTAGAATCTTCTCCTAAGCCTTCTAGAGTCTGTAAATCACCAATACCTACATTATCAACTACTTCAGTAATAGATGGTAATGCAAATGTATACTTTTCAGGATACATCATAATATCTACTACTTCAGGACTGTCTTTAGTAAGATCTTTAGCTTTACCATTCTGTTTAAAGTAATTAAGATCAATTGCACCTACTACTTCTAATAATGGTTCTACTCCGCTTAAAAGGAGCAATATATTAGTTTCTGGACCTTGTGCGATCCACATACCTGCTTTTAACATAATCCTTTTGTTTTAAGTATTTTGATAAATTCGTTTTTGAATCTTTTTACTACAACTGCTGCATCCATTGGACTAATGTTGAATTCAGAAGCTACTTTTTTTCTAAATTCCATTTCTCCACTGCATTGCTGCATTACTTCTTGTAGTCTTTCTCGCTCTCCTGGTTCAGTCCAGCGAACATATTGAACAATTTCCATGTTAATTCATTTGATGTTCAAGATCTTTAATTTTATTATAGATGCCTACCCAATATAACAAGCCTTCTTTACTCTTTTCAGCTTGAAACATTTCATAAATTTTGCATCTATTATATCCGACAGTGATATTATGTATACCACGTCGCCAACCTCTACCTCCCTTCATTACTGATGGAGTTGCTTCATATACATACTCAATGAACGCAGTAAGTTTACGTTCTCTTGTAAGAACAATTTCCCAAGTCTTAGGTAATTTATTCCTAATAAAACCTCTTAAACCTTTAGTCATTATGCTTTATATTTAAATATTTTAAAATTATCTCCAAATTCAAATTTAATTGAATATATACTATTTTTAACAGTCGCTGAATTGAGCATTCTTCTAACTTTTGATATAAAGTCCTCTAAATAATATATATCATTCATATACCAAGCAACTATACGAATTTCTAATAATTTATCAGAACTAATACTAGCTTTTGCATAAGTTGATAATGTACTACGACATCCATTGCTTTTATATAATTTTAATAATATATGAAGTTCTTTTTCTATATTACATAGAATCTCATTTTGAGTATAAAGTTCTTTTTCTTTATTACTCTTTTTATGCCGACCACGATTCATAAGTAGTTTCTCTAATTGCAGACTATAATCTTCCTATTGCTGTTATTATAGTATCTATTCTAATTACTATTTCGGTATCTCTAACAAAGTGTTTAATATGCTTTAAATTGGTAATCATTCCAGCTAAAAGCATAAGAGCAAGATTTCTCCTACTAGCCTTTAATTGATTTAAAGTTTTCTTTTTCATCTACAAAATATTTTTAAATATTGTTCATAATGTTTCTTTTCATTTATTGAAGCTAAAGCATCTAATTGATTATAATTCTTTTTAGTTAAAGTAAAATCATAATCTAATAATGCTTCTTTCAGATTGTAAAATACATTATAATCAAACAAATCTCTGTTACTTATTTTGATTTGTTCAATGAGAGCTGTTTCAAATATAGCTAGCAATCTCAGAATATATTTATTATTCTTTTTAACTGCTAGTCATAAACCTTTACTTCCTTTGCTATAATCTAAAGGAATGATTGCTGTTTTGTTATAATCTGTTTTCATACTCTTTGTTTTTAATTTTGATAATATTTGTTTACGGAGCGGGACTCGAACCCGCACTCTTCAGTATTGTCTACCTGTGTCTATCCATTTGCACGATCCGTAACCTGCTTTTTACGACATTAGCTTAGCCGTTGACTTATCGTATCACGCTGCGATACGAGTATAGTCTGTTACAAAATGTTTGTCATTTCTGACGTTATTGACCTATTCATTACTGTTTCTGCCAATCAATACATACATACCCCCTTGTTATTATTCTATAGTGGAGGTAGAGTCGGCGAAGACTCGTCTTGCTCAGGCATATAATGACCTAACAGTCAATAGTAGCATAGAGAACGATCAAGCTCTCTATACTTAATAAAGTAATCCTAAAGTAATAGTACATACTGTTGATTATGAGCATAAAAGCATTAAATCTAGTATATAATAGCATAAAGCTGCTATTACTTTAGAATTTATAGTCTTTGACAGAATACATATTATATCAAGTGCTCATCTAGCAAGCTAGAGACTCAATTGAAATATAGACATAAAGTACTATATGTATATGTATTTTGATATACTTACTGTTTTTCGTCTATGAGACTATCCTTTATTTTACTAGCATAAAAGCATTTAAATAAAGAATGATCTATTTATAGCACATGATCAGTAGGCATAATATCCTATTACTAGCATAAAAGCATTGAATAGAACTGTCAATTCAGTTCATTTTACCTGAACTCCTTAATGCGACAATGCGACTTATACAGTTTGCAGGGCTTACTTTTACTCTATTTAGCATAAAAGCATTTAGAGTTTGGATGTTGATTAAAGATAGATGTTTTCGTATCTTGAACCAAAGACTTCTTCTTTCGCTTTTGCAATAGATTCGTCTTTCTTTTCTGTAAGTTCTGAATACTGTTTGTCCCAAGCTTTGTAATCGCCGGTAGCTTCAAATTCAGCTTGAGCTTTCTTCAGACTTTCAGAAAAATCTTTCATAATGTTTTTGTGTTTTGATGCAAAACGTCCGTATCTTTCAGCTCTAGAAACAGCCTTTTCACAGTCCTGAATTCTACGTTTTACCTCACGAGAATCACGTTCAAGTTGTTCCTGTTGAATCTGTTTCTTTGCTTCAGTAACTGCTGATGCTTCAACTTTGCCGTCTTTTTCTTCTTGCTTTTTCATTCCAGCTTCAAAGTTGTATGCTCCATCAGTTGCTTTGTCACGTAACATTGCTATACCTAACACAATTGCTGTTAAACTCATAAAATTCTTCATAATTCTTGATTTTTTTAATTGTTAATAATTGATTTATTTAAGTGAATGAATTAATTCAAAATATCATAGATATCATTCCTTTCTTCTACAATATCTATTTGTATCTGAATAATGATATCTATTAATTCTTCCTTTGTTTTCTTTTCTAATTCTTCTTTTGTCCACATAATAATAAAGAAATAGAAAGTTATACTATCTATTCGTACGCCTTATTTGATAGCTAGCCCTTTTCCTTCTCCTAACCTTAAATAAGGTTGACCGTTGTATAGTCCGTAGGTATTAATCACCTTTAGGGGTCTGGCGTTATAACCTTCTGTGTTGATTGGATTCTATCATAACTACTTAATTAGTAATTCTTAATTAGACAATAGCTCTTTCCCTTTTATACGGTTGCATTTTAGAATGTTTAGCCTTTTTCTTAGACTGATATTCTGCTGCTTTTCCTGATTGTTTAGAACCTGGAAAATAAGATTCTTTATAGGTCTTTCTCATAGCTTATAACACTCTAATAGCTTGCATTAAAAGATCAAAGATATAAGCACATCCTTTTTTGTTAAGATATGCAATTGTAACCTCTTTTTCGTCCAACATCATTTCAATTTGAGTTCTGGTTAATTTACCATCTTCAATCAATCTCCAGAAATTAGCATTGATTGCAGCAATATTCATTAAACCAGCGGCAGTACATACTGTAATAACATCTTTTAAGATAGCTTCGATTGCTTGTACATTTGAAGTAGTAGTAGCGAATTTACTTGTTTCAAGTATTTCCGTATGTACTTCTTGTAGACCAAGTTTCTTAGCCATAAGAGCTACAGCTGTTACAATACTCTCCTGATTAATTGATGCAGGAATTCCAATAATTATAAAGTTTAAAGATTTCATTTGATATGAATTTAAAGTTGTTTATAAATTTCTTGATTATAGTACTTACCGCATCTTTCACAGTAAGTTCTTTTAGTAATAAGAATGTTTAATTCATTGTTATTAGGCTCATTTTTCCATTTGTGCCCATAAATTAAACATTGTGAACGTAATGCAACTTCTTTTTGCTTTTTAGGATTATCTAATAATTCTAATTCAGCAAGTCGTTTAATGTTACTATGATAGGCTTTTAGCCTTCTGTAACTACTGATTTTCAGTTTGATTTTCTTAAAAATATTCATTCTTTCATATTTAATAGTTTTAATTATACAATATTTTGAGGACGTCTAGCTGCAACTAGATGGTTTTATCAATCTTAATTATATATTAACACACATTTTCTACTGTACGCTTACAGTAAATAAAGAAGGCATGTAACAGTTTATACAATATATTGCAGTATATTGCAGGCTTGACGATTCACATCGTTGTTCGGCTTCTACACCAATACAGCTTAATTGAAATACTAATTAAAAATGACTCTCACTTAGTTTTAACTCATAAGCAGATATAGCTGTCAAACTAATCTTATTGGGGTACATGGTTTTAACGTCTGCACTAATACTAATTTGAATTAGATATAAAGCCCCACATGTTTGTCACTGATTCTCACAGTAAAAACGATTACTTCTATCTTCACAGACTGAAGTAACCTTGTTTAATTTAATAATTAACGGCTTCGTGAATTGAATCACTATTAAGTTGTGGTAATGAGGACCTTGGCATACTATCTGGTATATATTCTTTTTGTATATCCATACTCCTCTTTATTAATTTATCATAAAAATCTTTATTACTAATGTAAATAGATACAATTTCATGATTTGATAAATCTGTACCTTTAGTTACAAGTATTTGAGTTAGTACTTGTTCTGGTATAACCAGAAATACACTATCTACGTACTTGTCTAATCTCATGTTTTCACGCCACTGTAATACTTCTTGCACTGTTGGTGCTATTATTTGTTCAATTGTATCCGTTTCAGGGATTTGCTTTTCTCTTGGATGAGGTTTTGCACAACTGATAAAAATTGCTAATGCTGCTATTGCTGCAAATAGCCAAGATACATGTTTACTTTTCATTCTCGATAAATGTTTTTATTTGTTTAACATTGAGTGGATTTCTTCTACTGATTCTCTTGCTTCAAGAACTATATCTTCTCCGTCACGAGTCAGAATATAGATAGAAGATCCTTCTGGATATTCTACTGATGGTATAACTGAAGAAATAAGATCTGCTCTTATAGCAGCTGGTTTTCCTTTACTCTCATTGTCATGTAATAATAAAAATTTACTCATTTTGATAATGTTTTAAGTTAATACTAAGTATATAAATGCTATTAATACAGCATCTATTACAATTAATACTCTTGTTACTGGATGTGTTTCATACCAGTTTTCAAACTTATTCCACCAAATATCTGCTAGATCAGCTTGGTTTGATTTCTTCGTATCCATCTTTTTTGTCTTTATATCCACTTCCTAGTGTATATACAAAAGATAATACGCAGAATATAAATAGTGCGATTATCACTACTTTAGAGTAATACCAATAATTCCAATAATCGGTATATAACAGTCCATACACTTCTTCATCAAAGAAATATATTCCTTGATGTTCAATAATCATCACAGCTGCAAATAATGCAGTTATGAGTCCAAATAAAAAATACATTAATTTCTGCATAATAATTATTTATTGATTAAATACTATTTGCTACAAATACTATTGTCGTTACTATTGCTAATAATACTAATAAATATATTAACAATCTGATAGTAATAACAATGCGCCAGAATCGCTCATTTCCCATTTATATTTCTCATTAAGATTATACCAATAAAAATGTCCTTCTGACGAATATCTCCATATAAAAGTACATTCAATTGCTTGCCCTGGATCTCTAAGTTTTAGAAAAACACATTTTAAGTTTAAATTTCTAGATAATGTGTACATACTGACATTATTTAGGAAACTTCTTAATACTTTCTCTTTAATAAGAAAAGTAAGTAACGAATAAGGCATATTAAATAATATTTGCCTTCTAACTTTTTGTTGTTCTGTTAGTTTTTTCATTGATTGAATTTATTCTTCTGTGAATTTTAAATGTTACCTCAGTATCATTCTTAATTTCAATAGTAAAGTAAGGAGATGATCTACTATTTAGTCTTCGTTTGATATATTTAACTACATAATCTGTAGTTAATACTTCAAATTGAAGGAAACTACGCCATTTGCCAGTTTTACCTATGTGTAGTTTTGAGTTCTTACGATCAATATTAGTAACAGGATTAACGCTACTTTGATTACCAGCTGACTTAGTTACTACTAAATCACCAATTCTGAGATTCTGAAATTGTTCTAATGTCATTTGATAAAATTTTAAGTTTATTGTTTAAAATTTCAATAGTTCCTAATAAATCTTTTTTTAGTTTGTTTAATTAAACATATAAAGAGGACAGCTAATGCTGTCCCCTACTATTTACGTATAGTTACGTTGTCACTCTTTGTTCATCTAGTGACAGATGCTCAGAACTATTTTTCAAATCTAAAATAGTGAAAACTCCTTCATACTAAGTTTAGATAGTGCTTACACGTTTGTACCACATACTACAATGATACTAATACTACATGTAGTTGGCTCTGCATTTACAGGCTTGCCACTGTCTATGGCTGCATTACTATTGTAGTATAAATAACTCTAAGTTAGTTTGAATACATCTTGCTAAGAGTTCATACTTTCTGATAAAGTGTTTTCTTGTTTTCATAATTTTGACTTTTAATATTATTAGTTAAATTAAAGTCTCCAATGATATTTTTTATTACAGGTATGAATTCATTATCGTATCGTAAAATTATACGATGTTGAATATTTCCTATTCCTCCTACTTCTTGATTTATTTCTTTCATAAGATCAATTTTTGGATTTTCTTTAATAGCTTCTATAAAGCATTTAAATGTTTCTTGTGACATATTATCATTATTGTTGATAATAATATCTAAAATTGTGTACCTTAGCATTTTATCTTAATTTTAAGTTAATAATCTGTTTAAAAACACTACTATCTTCACAGACTGTAGTGTATGGTTAAGTAATAATAAAGTAAAGGATAGTATGGCTGTATCCTTACAATATAGAAATAAATAATTAGCATTTTACACCTAAAACTTATATTTATAGTACTATACGGCATCAATTGACAAAGGCTTTAAATCCTTTTCGTCCATCTTTGAACCAATCAATCGAATTTACAATATAGTTTTGCTTTTCAATAAGAAACTGGTGCCCTCAATGTCTTGGGAAGTTATTGAGTTTTTTAAAAAAAGTATCTGTCTTTCCAGATTGCCAATATTAGTTTATACTCTTAATATAAGAGTTTACTATCTTAATACCTAGGATAAGATAATAGATTATTTAAAATAATAGTATAATCTTCCAAAACTATACTATTATTTTGTGTTATCAACACTCACTATTACACACAGTAGCTAATTGTGTTTATTTAGTGACTAGATTCATAGTGGAAACGATTCCTTATGAGAATCCTACTTACTAGCTAGACTCTTGCGCTCAATACTATTATTTATAATAACAATATTTTTCACAATCGAGGGTCTTATTTCTCGGCAACTCCTACTTAATTTAAATACTTAATTTGAATTTTAACACATTTAAATATATCCCAAGTAATAACAGATATTTGGAGCATTTTATTTACACACTTTTGGTTGCTCGTTTTTGATCTTTTAATCAATATATACTTGATCAGTATGTATATATCTATGCTTCTTACTTTCTGAGCGAGTTTGCGATTCTCAGATTTCATATTTTCTATTACCACGCATTGGCTAATTAGAAGAGCCTTTGTTAAATATTTAACATATTACTCAACTTAAAGGTGTGAGTAATTCACCTGTTACACTTGCCTGCTTTTAATTACGTTCCTTAGGCTTCAGAACAACTAAGGACTTTTATAAGAGGAACTATCCTCTCGCCTTAGGATGGTTGTTTTTAATCCATAGTTTAAACAGTTTAAAGTATATACGCTGATAACTATTTTGTTAATAAATAAGATTTCACTCTACATTATTAAAGGCACAGAGCGTTAATATTAATAATGCGATTAATCCAGCACATTGCATTTTCACTAACAGAGTTAATACATATGTATAAGTGTATATGTCTGTTATTGATGTATATTCATCTTTATATGTTGTTTTTTTGATAAAAAGAAGTTTAGAAAGTTGCTATAATGATGACTCAATTGGTTTGAAACGGTAAACCATAGCTCCCACAGCTAGACTGCAAGAGCTATATATTAGGTTTACTCGTCATCGTCATCATTATCAACTTGTTGATTTTTTTCAGGCTCTGAGACAGGATCACCAACACTTTCATTAGCTTCTGGTTTATTGACACGTTTCTCATACCAATATGAACCGTTAGCAATGTTTGCATTTGCATTTCTTGTAATTACTTCAATATAAGTTCCTCCGTTAAGGTCATTATCCCATTCGTTTGAATCCTTATAATCAGTAATTTCGCCCGTTTTTTCGTCAACAATCATCTCAAGACGTGAATACCCAACTGCATTAAGTTGTGTTAATTCTTTTTGTTCACCGTTTGTATCAGCGTAGTAAATCTTACTTACACCCAACACCTCACTAACCGGCAAGGTCTTGTATACCAATGGTAATGAAAATTCGCAATCGGCTAACTTAATCACTTCACCCTTCTTTGTTGTGAATGATTTAGTTTCACTTTCCATACACTTAATAAATCGGTCAAGATTTTTCTTGTACGCTTTGGCGGTTTCATCCTCAGTAGGAAACAAACACTTAACAAGATTAATGTTGCGTATCGCTGCTGCCTTAGGATTCAATACCTTAACGCCTCCAATCGTGATGAATGTAGGTGCATCCTTAGCTCCCTGTGAGTAACTGAACGTACACACGTAGAACTCATCACCATTAGTTCGAGTTCTTTTTTCTGCTGAAATTAATCTACTTAACATGATTTTTTCTCCTTTCTTGATTACTTGTTACTTGTGTGGAATAGCCCAACAGATACAAGCCCGTAGGGGTGTTCCACTCCGATACAAGGTAGAGGGGTGTGAATTTTTGCTGGTTCCCACACACAGATTTCTTCACCAAAAAAATTTTTTATATATTTTTATTTTAAATAATGTTAAAAAATAGCTATTAAACTTAAATAAATATTCATAATAAATGTTATTAATAATAACCAATATAGTTAAATATACGTTACTGTATACAGTAAATACAGTTAAATACAGTATAAATATGAATTACTACTTTATAAGACAAAGAGATCAACAGTATTCTAATTGTCTTTACTTAAGTAAGATAAGTAAGAACTATAAATTAAATGATAATTATAGATCCTTTACTTTACCAGGACAAATAGAATATACTTTTTCTGAAGATTTATATAAACAGTTTAAGAAAGAAATAAATACAGTTAAATGACAGAATTTACTGCACTATGTTTAGTAGGTATGTTAGGATGTCTAGCTTATATCATACTAAATAAATTAACAAAGTAATGTGCCCTAAGTACATGGGATCGTAGTACGTTCCACGCTTAAAGAAGTTACCATAAGGTAGAAGCGCACCAGGGAATCCTAATCGTAGGTAGGCTCAGTTTAGCTACCTTTCTGACGGTCGTTGAATAAAAAAGGTAGCCCCTAAAACGGTATTACTATGGAAAAGAACGAACAAAAAAAAGCAGATAGAATTGAGTATGTTTTCAGGAATAAAACTTATATAGCTACTCCTGAGCTTAGTAAAGGTTGTTGTGTAGGTTGTGCGTTTGTTAATAATATGAACTGCGCTAACTTTAAAGATAGAATGGACATCTGCCATAAAGGATATATTTTTAAGCGTAAATTTAATCACATAGATGAGTAACCTTACTTTACTTACTGCGTTAATAGATATTATAAAGTAAATATTATGGAAGATAAAGTACTAGAAACAGTGGTAAACGGATTGGAATATAGTTTTGAAAAAGATATATTGGTAAAACCTTTAGCTCCTATCATGGTTACTAAAGAATATACAGAGCAAATCCCTACTGGGGAAAAGGACGAAGAAGGTTTTAATAAGTATGAAGTAAAGACTCATACTAAAGAAGTTGAATCAGATTTTGCAAAAGGTATTGTTCTATCTATTCCAATCGGTACTGATAGTACCATTAAGGTTGGTGATACTATAGTATACCCTAAGAAATTTGCTAAAGACTTTGATCTATTCAAGGACTCACAATTAGTTAAACCATACGACGTTGTAGCTAAAGTCGTTAAATAAGCTATCATTCATGAATTGAATGTTTTTATTTTTAGAGTAATAAATCGCTGCCCTGCCATCAAAGCAGGGCATTCTTTTTGCTACTACTTTACTAAACATTAATAAATGTTAAATATTTTAAACACTTTTTATATTAATACGTTTAATGAGCATTATGGGAACAATGATAATATTTCTTGTTAGTGTTATTGGTTTTGGTATTCTTACATATTGTCAAGGAAAGAGAGAAGGTTACACGCAAGGTAGAATTGATGGATATGAAGAATGTAAAAAGAACTTTAACAGGATACAAGAATTTAAACAAAAGATATTAAATAAAAAGTTAGACATATGGAAGGATACAAAGTAATTAAGGATTTTAGCTTCGCTGAAAAAGGTGATGTGTTTACTAAAGTTGAAGATTTAAACTTGTGGGAACTTCAGAAATCTGAAGTAGTATCAGATACAGAAACTTATACTTCAATGGCATTTGATTCTTCTACTATGGAAGAATTAGCCAATAAAGATTATGTAATTTGGTACAGTGAAGAAGCACAAGAAGGTGTGGATGAATGTGAATGCTGTTGCGATAAGTTAGAGAAAGTAAAAGAATACGTTAATACTTTGATTGATACATATACCAAAGATTATAACGAATTGATGAAGGATTATAATGAAGGCAATGTTCAACAGTGTGTTAAAGTAGAAGCAGAAACTGTATACCACAATTTAAATAAAGTTCTCAACAGTATTAAAGATTTGTTAGATGAATAAATTAGTAAAGACTGTTAATAAAGGCAATCTTTACTATGAATACCTTAACGCTTTAAATGGTATACTACAACTTACAAATAGGGAATTGGAGTTACTTACTAAGTTCGTTGAATTAGATGTGAACTTTACTCCAATACCTGGTGTAAGTAAAAATGTAGCCAATACTGACAATCGTAGAATGATTAAAAGTACTATGGGTATTACTCCTGATAACTTAAGTAGATATATAAGTAAGTTCAAGAAAGAGGGTCTTTTAGTACAGGGAAAAGCAGAAGATGAATTAGTAGTTAATAAGATACTAATTCCAGAGATAATAAAAGATAGGGTGCAAATAACATTAATACTAAGAGTAAATGAATAATAAAATAAATAATAAACATTTCTACATGCTCTTTGACAATGGGCATATAGTACATGTAGAGAATAGAAGTAATAGGTTAGTACGGTATTTCAGACATCTTTTTAACTTACGTTCTAATTTAAAATTAACTTCTTTCGTTCCGAAGAAACCTTACTCTAACAAAGAAATTAAAAAGTTATCTGATATATTATATAGAAATCACGATTTAGATGAATCTGATATTATAGTAATAATAAATTCTATTAGACCTAATACTATCAGAGAATCTTTAACAGAGTTAGAAACTAGTGAATATTATATAAATGCAACAGCAAAAAAAGATATCAATTTACTCAAGTCTGGCAAATAAATATAATTTACCTTATCCTGTTATAGAAGTAATATGCAATAGTCCATTTAAGTTTGCTAAAGAAGTAATGTCAAATGATGAAGATACTAAAGATATTATGTTTGCTTACTTATTTAAACTTAAATTAAAAAAGAGATATAAAGAAACAAAATGAGACAGTTTATTGAAGAATGCTTAACACCTAATTATAAGATTCACTGGTTAGATTCTATTTACTTTGATCCTGTATTACTTAACAATATACAGATGTATATAGCAATTAGTGACAGTAGACTATTAAGAATATGATACTAAGAAAGTTTGATAATATATATCCTAGAACATTTTGGATAGCTATAATAGAAAAGGAAGAAGATGTATACACAATATTAAAGAAATTCACTATATACAACTTATTACCAGGTTTCGATAAAATACGAAAAGAAGCTGAAGAAGAAATGTTAAAGGCGTATGACGGAGATGTTATTGCAGAATGTAGACCGGTTATGTTAAACAGTAGTTCTGAGATGGGTATTATTTGCATAATATATAGACCTGATGAATTAGATGGTACGCATATAGCACACGAATCAGTTCACATAACTGATTATTACTTTGAAGTTACAGGTATGAATGGAGAAGAATTCTCAGGTGGTGGTAACGAAGGGTATGCGTATTTAGTTGGCTGGGTTGCTGGATGTTTTATTAAAGTAATGAAAGAATATGGAAAGACAGAGTAAAGAAGATTCATTAGCTCTATGGGAATTTGAGAAAAACAACGTTAAACAATTTGGATCTAAGATCAGTGAAGAGTTAAAAGAGTTAATGGAAGTTGCAGATAAGAAGATCAATAACTATTCCTTAACATACAATGAATTCATGGATGATATTCTAGAAGGTTTAGCTAAGTTGAAAGATACAGACAGCATTGAAACTAGACAGCTACAGATAAAAGGATTGTACAATTGTTTAACTAATAAGTATATTGAAGATGGAGAATGGGGGTAAGAAATATGATTGTGGTAAAGTAAGAATGGATCTAGTTCCATTAGATGTAGTTGAGAATATTGGTAAGGTACTTACTTATGGAGCTCAGAAATACTCAGATAATAGTTGGCAAAATCTTCCAGATTTTTGGAAAAGATATAAAGCAGCATTACTAAGGCATCTTACTGCTATAGACAAAGGAGAATTAATAGATCCTGAAAGTGGACTACCTCATATAGATCATGTACTTTGTAATACGGTATTCTTAGATTGGGGATTTCATCATGGTAAAGCGATTAGTATTAACACAAAAGATATTGAACAAGATAAATAATTATGGAACAATTGAAATTTAAAAAGTTAGATTACTCAGTAAAGAAAGAAGACGGCACAGAAGAGATTAAAAAATCTGAAGGTAAGTTGCCTATTAGAGCTACAGCAGGAGATGCTGGATTGGATCTGTATGCTACTCGTATTACTCAAGAAGTAGATAATAGTGGCAAGTTGGTTCTTGTATATCATACTGATTTAGCAGTAGAGATTCCTGAAGGATATTGTGGTTTACTTATGATGAAGTCTTCAATTAGTAAAAGATCCATAAGCTTATGTAACGCTGTTGGATTAATTGACTCTAAATATAATAGCCTTTTCTAAATATAAATTTTGATCATAATGATAATAGAATAGAAAATTTAATGCCTGTAACTAAATCTGAACACACTGCCATACATAATTTATTTAGTATGATAATCAGAGATAAAGAAACAGGCAAAATAACTGGAGTCATTAAACAGGGTGAATTGCTGGAAAAGCCTGAAGAGGTTAATCAGCAGCCAAGCTTAAGTGGTGACACTTTTGAAGGTTCAGAGACTAACAGCCGAGTCTTACGAGACAGTAATGCTGACACGAGTGCCCTGCCTCAATCAAATGAGTGAAGATATAGTCCGAACTGTTAATAACAAAAAGAAATAACAGAAATATAAGGATAAAGAGCCTTATAGATTAACAACACCTCATTAATGGGTTACAGAGGTGAATTAATGGCTAAGTTCAAGATAACTACAGATGCTATTCCTACAGTATATACTACAGATGAACCATTTGCTCAATTAGTTATAATTCCTTGTTCTATATTAGAACCTACTTTGGTAGAAGAACTGAGTGAAACAGAAAGAGGAGAAAAAGGATTCGGAGAAGCTACAGCAGAACAAAATAATGAAATTAAAGAAGTAAAAGAATAATTATGGAAAATCTAGATATTACAATTATTCCTGTAAGTGCATCAGGTGTTGGAAATTTTATTGAAGTTCGTATTAATGGTATGTTATATAGAACAGAGATTGTGCAAGGTGAATTTACAGAAGATGTAATGAAACAATCTATGGAGAAACTAATGCCTACTATTCCTACTGAACAACAGGAACCTGTAGAATTAAAATTTTATCAGCTATTAGATGCTATTGCAAATACTAAAGCTGAAGAAGAGTATAGCGCTCAGCATCCAGAAGAGTTTATGCCAGAGAATTTTGAACCTTGTGTTGAAGAAGTAACTGATGAAACTATTTGATATAAACAGTGGTAAAGTAGTAATACATCCAGATGCTTTAGGTCTCCCATTCTTTAAAAAACTGTGGGAGGCTGATAAGCCTGATAAACAACAAGCTACAAATGTAATAAGCTACATAGTATTAATGTGGTACTTTAAATCTCCATATGTACTTCAATTAGAACCAGATATTAGGGAGAAAAAGCTCAAATAGTTATACTTTAACGATGAAAATTATAAGCTTACTGTAGAGGAAAAAGCTTGTGAAGATGATTACAAAAAGCTGATATATACTAGGAATCTTAGAATGCTAGATAGTATGAGAAATAAAGTAGATACTATTAGTAAATACTACGAAGATTCTCTAGAAGAACAGTTAGACGAAAAGAAAATTAAAGATCTATTGGCTGGTATGGAAAAGGTAAAAGCTACTTTTCAGACATTAGATTTTCTTGAGAAAGCAGTTAAAGCTGAAGAAGTTAGTACTACTAAAGTACGTGGAGATGCTCAGATTAATCCTTATGAATTAGCTTAATTTGTGCAAATTATACACAAGTTTGTAACAATAAATTAATGAGTACGTTATATGAATATAAATAAAGAAACTATGAAGAAAGTACTTGATTTAACAAAATGCAATAGCACTGAAGAAATTTGTGATGTGCTAGATAAAGAAATTAAAAATAAACAAAGAACTGATAAGGCAATTAAAGCAGTAGGTGAATCCTTAATTGAGAAATATAAGAAAGAAGCAATGGATGAACCTAAGAAGAAAGGTATCATCAAACGTACTATCCATTGGCTAAAAAGTTTGTTTAAGAAATAATCTCGTTGAACTGATAGAGAGGTCTGACAGGGACAGACATTAAATATTCCCTGGCACTGGAGCGTAACGTAATGGTAGCGTCGCCGGCTCTAACCCGGTATGTGTGTGGGTTCGAATCCTACCGTTCCAACTAATTAAAATTAATAATGACGTATAGAGATATAGATCCAAAACTAGCTGGAATTTACTTATTTAAAAACAATATAAATGGTAAATGTTATATTGGTCAAGGAGTATCTATAAGAAAAAGACTCAAACATCATCTTAGCAATATTAGAAATAAACGATACGATTTACCATTATATAGAGCTATAGAAAAATACGGATTACATAACTTTACTATAGATATAGTAGAATCTTTTATACCCGACGAATCAACTACTACAGAACAGTTAATAAATAAATTAGACGATTTAGAAATAAAATACATAGAGCAATATGAAGGGTATACTAAAGGATATAATTGTACTAAAGGTGGAGACTTTGGTGTTCTTGGTTTGAAGATGACAGAAGAACAAAGAAAGAAAGTTTCTGAAAATACTAAGAAATTAATACGAGATGGAATTATAGGAAAACGAGTATATATGTACAATTTTATAGATAAGTATTATATATATGCGCATACTATAAAAGCCGCATCTACAATAACTGGTCTAAGCGGATCAAATATAAGTAAATTATGTAATAATAAATATATACATCCTTTCTGTAACAATTTTATTGCTGACTTTTCTAAAGAAGAATTAGAGAAGAAAAAAGACAAAATATACAGTTTGTGGAAAGAATATGAAACTAATAGATATTGCAATTCTGACTGGTATAAAGGTATGTCTGGTTTAAATAAAGGAAAAAAGATGTCAGAAATACAAAAAGAGAAGTTAAGAAATTCTTCTACAAAATATTTTGTTTATCAATATAGCAAAAATGGAGAATTATTAAATACATTTAAAGGTATGCATAATGCTGCAAAAGCAGTAAATACGGATTATAATTCTATTAAAAGAGCTTGTAATGGTAAAGCTAAAACATGTAAAGGATTTACTTGGAAGAAAGAATTGATACAATCTACTTGTTGACATGTTAAACATATTACAAAACTTATGATTGACTTCTAGAAGAAAATACTAAATAGTGATAAATTCAGAACTCCGGCTTTAACGTTCTTAAAGACCGGAGCTTATTGTTAGTATCCTATTGGTACTACTGAGTATTATACATATTGGGATGAATAGAAAGATCGTTGTATTAATGGTTATACCGCAGATGATGGAGATTACATTACTGGGTATAACTATTTTTATATCAATTTTTGTCCAATGCAACGTATAGTTAATACTGTTACTAAACTACCTAACGGAGAAACTAAAGTAAAAAGAGACAGTGTAGTAACATTTCCAGACTTCTACGATTATGACTATTTTTACTTCTAGGCAGTATAGGAAGCAGAAGATAAAGGAAAACATATATGTCTACTTAAATCACGTCGTAAAGGATATGAATAGCCATATAGTGAACCAGTTCTTACACCTACTGGTTTTGTAGAAATGGGATCTTTAAAAGTAGGAGATTTAGTAATGAATCCTTGCGGTGATCCTTGTAAAGTTATTGAAATAATAGAACAAGGTGAACAAGAGGTATGGGAAATAGAATTGTAGGATGGTAGAAAAGTAAGATGTGGCAAAAATCATTTATGGTCTACATTAAATTCTACAAGAGGAAAATTACATATTAAAACTACAGAAGAATACAGTAAACTAAAGTTGTAGCAAGGTAGTCCTGGAAAATATTGTTATCCATACAAATTACCATCAATTAATCCTTTGCATTTTAATCAAACTGCCCCGTTAGTAGATCCATACGTAATGGGCGTATTGTTAGGAGATGGATACATATGCGGAACGCAGATAAGATTTTCTACAGACGATTAGTAGATTGTAGATATTTTAACTGAGAAACTACCAAATTATAGTATTAAAAAAGTAGACGATAGATTTGCATATGTGATACTATCACATGATAAAACAAAACACCAATTAGGAAGATATCTAAAACAGTATGGTGTAAGAGTAAAAGCAGAAAATAAGTTTATACCAGACGATTATAAATATGCAGATGTAAACACCAGATTAGAATTATTACAAGGGCTTATGGATACCGACGGTTCATCTAGTTCTACAGGTAGCTGTAATTTCGTAAGTACATCCGAAAGATTAATAGATGATTTAATTTTTATATGTAGAAGTTTAGGTATAAGATGCAGAAAATCTAAAATGATTCCTGGTCGTACTGATGTAGATTTCGGAAATGGTTATAAGTCAGATACTTTATCTCATTGGGAAGTGTGTATTACTACAGAAGAACCTATATTTAAATTAGAAAGAAAATTATAGAATTTACGACACCGAGAATATAAATATAATTCTATAGGTATAAAAGCAGTTAGAAATCTTGGGTATAAAGAAAAGCAAAGATGTATTAGAGTAGATCATGATAATCAATTATATATAACTAGAGATTTCGTAGTAACACACAATAGCTATAAAGGTGGTGCAATGGCGTGTCGCAATTACTATTTGATACCTAATAGTAAAACATACATATATGCATCTAATAAACAATATCTTACAGAAGATGGTATTCTTACTAAAGCTTGGGACTATATGGACTTTATAGATAAGAATACAGCTTGGGGTAAAAAACGTTCTGTCAATAGTACTATGCGAAAACGTGCTGGATTCTGGACTAAAGATGAATTTGGTAACGAAGTAGAAATGGGTTACAAGTCAGAGATTATTGGTGTTACTTTGAAGGACAACCCTGATGTAGTACGTGGTAAACGTGCTAAATTAATTCTATTTGAAGAAGGTGGTTCATTTTCAGAGCTAGGCGCAGCTTGGCAGATTGCTAGACCATCTGTAGAACAAGATGGAGTAGCATTTGGTACTATGATCGTATGGGGTACTGGTGGAGACAAAGGTTGTATTACAGAAGACAATCTAGTATATACTAGTGACGGTAGACAATTATCTATAAAAGATATTACCAAAAAGGATAAGTTAGTAGGATATGACAATAATAATAAAATAGTCACTGAGGAACCTATTAATTTTATAAATATACCTAGCAAAAAAGAATGCATTAAGCTTACTACTAACTCAGGAAGAACAATTGAGTGTAGTATAGATCATCCTATTCTTAGCAGTAATGAAAAAGATTACAACGATTGTTTAAAATTCGATTGGCATTAGGCACAAGAATTAGTAATAGGTAATTATGTAGCAATAGCAAAAAGTATACCATACTTTGGATAGGATTCTATTAATAATGCTAGAGCAATAGGTATATTTATTGGGGATGGTTCTTACATGAATAATTCTTCTGTTAGACTAACTTCATGTGATGTTGAAATTCAATCGTTCATTGAAAACTTATACCCATGTGTTACAACTGGTAGTTATACTACTAAAGACGGTAGAATATTAAAAGAATTAAGAGTTCGTAAAGCTAAATATGATATAAACAAATTAGGTATATCTGGACAAACAAAAACAAATAAACGATTACCAGAAATTATTAACACCTGTGATAAAAGTAGTATAACTGAACTTTTAGGAGGATTATATGATACTGATGGTTGTGTTTCCACAACATATTATAAAAAACGTAATAAGTATTCTACTATAATAAACCTTACATAGAGTAGTGAAGAACTATTAAAATAGGTGTTATATCTTTTATAGAAATTAGGAATAAGGGGTTATATTTATAAAGTAAATAAAAAACCATCTAGAAATAGTGTTTGTGAAAATTAGAACAGTGTATATTACTCTTTAGATATTCATGATAGGGATAGCATTATTAATTTTCATAAAAACATAAAATTTCTAGTCAAGTACAAATAGAAAAGATTAGAATAGGCCGCTAAATACTATGAAAATCAAAAATCTTTACAAAAAGATAGAGGATTTTATTATGAGAAAATAGTAAACATTGAAAATGTAGGGGTAAAAACTATTTATAATATAACTGCTGGAAATACTCATACTTATCTTGTAAATGGAATTATTACTCATAATTCTGCATTTGAAACTATGAAAGATATGTTTTATAATCCAGGTGGGTATAACTGTTTGGGTTTTGAAAATATATGGGATAGTACACCTACAGATAAACTGTGTGGATTTTTTGTTCCACAATATACTAATTTAGATACTAGAGATGATGAAGGTAATAGAATGTATATGGATAATGATGGTAATACTATTACTAAACCTTCTCTAGAATTCATACTAGATGAACGCAGAAAAGTAATAAGCACAGCTACTAATACTACTGTTATAGACCGTTATGTTGCAGAGCGTCCTATTACTCCATAGGAAGCAATGTTAGAATTTAATGGTAATATATTTCCTAAAAAAGAATTACAAGAACAATTAGGACTTATTCGTACTAATACTTAGTTATAGAATCATAAACAAGTAGGTGATTTAATATTTGATGAAGCTGGTAATATTAAATGGATACCTAAGAAACACGGCGATGTTACTAAATATCCATTAGGTAAAGATGATGATCCTACTGGTTCAATAGTTATATGGGAACATCCTGCTAAAGACGCTACTATTGGATTATATATAATAGGTGTAGACCCTTACGATCATGATCAATCTGGTACTAATTCGTTAGGATCATCTATAGTATATAAAAGGTTTTAGAACTTTGAAGAGTACTATGATATTATAGTAGCAGAATACACCGGTAGACCAGCAACAGCCGAAGAGTATTATGAAAATCTACGTAAATTAGCATTATATTATAATGCTCGTATAATGTATGAAAATGAACGCAAAGGCTTATTCCCTTATTTTACTGCCAAACATTGTGATTACTTATTAGCAGATCAACCTGATATTATTAATGATATTGTTGGTAACTCTAAAGTACAACGAAGAAAAGGTTGTCATATGAATAAGCAAATAAAACAATGGGGAGAAGGAATGATTAAGGAGTGGTTAAATGAAGAATACGCACCCGGAAAGAAAAACCTTACTAGGATATTATCAGAGCCGCTATTAGAAGAATTAATAAGCTATAATGACAAAGGTAACTTCGATAGAGTAATGGCGTTGATGTAGGTTATGATATATAGAGAACAACTATATAATGTAGTTGTTAAAAAGAAAGAAAAAGAAAACAAATAGAAGATGCTCTTTGATGGACCAATTTTTGCGCAGAGTTGGTTCAATGACGATACTCCAAGAGTATTTTCAAACGACGATAATGTATATACATTTTAACTATGAAGAATACTAAAAGTTTCCCTGCACAGAAACTACCAATGTCAAAGAAGACACAAGCCTGGAAAGAAGCCTGCGTAGACTATGTAGTAGGCGCTGGAGATTCAGGATTTGGTGGTAATGGTAGATCTAGATCTGACGAGATGTAGACTTACTATGATTTATATAATAGCATATATAATGAAAAGGATCTTAAATATGTAACTAATCCATTTAAACAAGATGATGGATTTCCCGCTATGGCATAGGATTATAATATTATTAAACCGTATGTAGATTAGTTACTTGGTGAAGAAACTAAAAGACCTTTTAATTTTCATCCACAACGCACAAGTGATATAGCTGCTAGTGAACTATAGGAAAAAGCCAAAGAAATGCTAATGGATTATATTCAGGCTACTATAGCTAGTAAGTTAAGTCCAGAACAAGCAGCCAGATATGAACAAGCATTAGCTACAGGAGAAATCTAGACTCCGGAAGCTATAGCTAAGTATCTATAGAAAGATTATAAAGATATAGCAGAAACTGAAGCTTATCATGCATTACAATTTCTAAAGAGAAAATTAAATCTTACTCATGAGTTTTATAAAGGTTGGAAAGATGCTTTAATAGGTGGAGAAGAAATATACTATGTAGGTGTAATCAATGGAGATCCTTATGTAGAAAGAGTAAACCCTATGTACTTTGATTATGAGCATTCTTTAGACTTAGAATTCATAGATGATGCCGCATGGTGTCGTAGAAAGATGATTATGTCTGCTACTGAGATATACGATAGATTCTATGATAAAATGTCTGAAAGACAACTAAATGAATTATTAGAACTTATTGATCAAAGACCTGGAGCAGGTAATAATCCAGAGATAAGAAAGACTAGTATAGATTATGAATCTATTAAGCTACATAAGATTAATAGTTTTACAGATAATCCATTTGATATAGATCATATAGTAGTATATCATTGCTGTTGGAAATCTTTCAAAAAGATAGGATTTGTTACTTTACTAAACCCAGAAACTGGAGAAGCTGAAGAATTTCAAGTAGATGAAGATTACAAAGTAACAGGTACAGAACAATCTGTAGAATGGGATTGGATTATTGAAGTATGGGAAGGATATAGAATTGGTGATGATATGTACATAGGAATTCAACCTATTGAATATCAACATATATCTGCCGATAATCCTAATTCACAGAAATTACCTTATACTGGTGTAGTATATAATAATACTAATAGTAAGCCTAGATCACTAGTAAGTATGATGAAACCATTACAGTATATGTATATTGTAGTATGGTATAGATTGGAATTAGCTTTATCTAGAGATAAAGGTAAAGTAGCAGTAATGGATATTACTTAGATACCCAAATCTATGAATATTGATGTTAACAAGTGGATGCATTACTTAAGTGCACTAGGTGTAGCTTTTATTAATCCTTATGACGAAGGATGGGGTATACCAGGACGTGAAGGAGGTAAGCCATCTCAATTCAACTAGTTGTCTTCTTGGGACTTAACTATGAGTAATGTAATAGCTGAATATATTCAGTTGATGCAAAAGATTGAAGACATGGTAGCTAAGCTTACTGGTATTACTCCACAAAGACAAGGACAGATTGCTGCTAGTGAATTAGTAAGTAATGCTAATACTGCTGTTAATATGTCTTATCATATTACTGAACCTTGGTTCTGGAATCACAATTAGATAAAAAGAAGAGTATTAACTATGTTGTTGAATACTTCTAAAGCAGCTTGGAAAGATAGTAAGAGATACTTGAATTATATATTGGATGATGCCACTAGAGCATTTGTACAATTATCTGATAATTTCTTCTATGAAGATATGGATATATTTGTAGATGATAGCACTAAGAATCAACAGTATATAGATCAATTAAAGCAATTGCTACAACCTGCTATGTAGAATGGTGCTAGTCTATTAGATATTGCTGAAATCATTACTTTAGATAATATGAGTATGATTAAGAATAGACTTGAGGAAATTGAACAGAAAAGAATGGAACAAATGCAGCAACAGCAGCAAGCTGAACAACAAGCACAACAGCAAATGGCAGAACAACAGAATCAGCTTAAAGAAGAAGAGCTTATGCTTAAAGAAGCTGAAATGGATCTTGAAAAATATAAAGTAGATCAAGACAATGCTACTAAAATTACTGTAGCACAACTTAATGCTTATCGTGGTGCTGAGAATATAGATCAAGATATGAATGGAATTCCTGATCCAATTGAAATAGGAAAACAAGCTCTAGAATAGTAGAAGATAAATTCTGATATTGCTACTAAACAATTAGAACTCAACAATAAGCGTAGAGAAATAGAGCAGAAGAGAGAAGCTGAAAATAAGAAGATACAGCTTGAAAAAGATAGAATGAAGCATGAAACTGAATTGCAACGTATGTCTGATAAAGCTGCTATGGATAGAGAGAAGCTAAAGGCAAAGACAGCTTTGAGAAATAAAGTAGTAGGCGAATCTAAATCTAAATAACTATGAACTGGTTTAAAGAAACATGGTGGTTAGTAAAACAATTATTTACTACTACTAAGAATAAAGATAAAGTATAGTATAAACATATGGATCATTACCCTTTTAGTGGATACTCTGCCATGAGTTGGTGCGGGTATATTTTAACTAAAAAGAAAGAATCTAATATTAAAACTACTACTTGGAATCACGAAAATATACATTTACAGTAGGCTAAGAATAAGGGTAGTTGGTTAAAGTATTATACTGATTATGTATGGGAGTGGATCAAAGGCAATCCTATTACTTACCCAGCATCTTCTGCATACTATACAATACCTTATGAAATGGAAGCATATGCAAACGAAGATAAATCTGATTACGAAATTAATACAAATAAGTATAAAATAAAAAATCGTAAAAAGACTTACAAAGAGAATAGGAAAAATTGGTTTAACTATATTAAAAATTTATAATTATGGCATGTGGTGGAAAGAAAGGTGGCAAGAAGTCATCTAAAAGTGGAAAGAAAAGTAAATAATTATGGAACGTGAAGCATTTAGATAGAGAATGCAACAGTATAAGTAGGCTAGGGAGAATAATCCCTAGCTGAAGTACTGGGATTGGAAAAAAGAAAATGATTTAGGCTACTAGCTATATAAAAATAATCTACCAAGTAATTTACAAGTAGAAACAGATGATTATGATTTATACGGAGCTTATGAGTCTAATATGCAGCCTGAACTAAATGAAGATGGTACTTATCATTTAGGTAGTAGAGATCCTTACACTGGTAGAATTCTAAAAAGTAAATAGCATCCGACATATTAGAAGGCAATAGAATCTGAAATATCTGCTGGTTATTTTCCATATGAAAAGAATAATGTTACATATACTAAAACTTATTCTCCTATTGATATAAGCGGATATGCTGATGGTTCATCTGGAATTCCTGGAGAATGGAAACGTAATCCTGATAGTAGTCTGGTTATGGTTGAAGATGAAAATGGCGAAAAAGTGCCAGTTAAAAGTCAACAAAAATACGATTATGGCAATAAAATAAGATCCACTTCATCACCAAGATTAACTGAAGAAGAGCGTCAACAAATAGAAATTAGAAACTAGCGTAGGGCAGATAAAATACGTCACGAAGTAAATTTAGTTCAAGGTGCGTTAAATGATGTAGCAAATAATAGACCAAGTTCAAATGTAATAACGGAAGCTAGAAAGAAATAGGAAGAATCAGCTGTTGATAAATTTTATCCGTATAAATTAATGGGTAATTCTCTTTTAGAAGCTAGCAAATTAGGATTAGCCGGAGCAGGGTTAATCAACGGCATTAGGGCTTTACGAAACGTACCAGTATCTACCATAGGTTAGGCAGCAGAATTAGCTGGAATGGGGATAGATATGTTAGAAGGGATCAATAGTGTGACTAACAAAAAATGGGCAGAATCTGTTGAAAACTTAGTACAAGTTGGCTCTGGAGAATTAGGAAGGCGCAATTATAGACCTTATGATGAATACGACGCAGTTACTGGGCAACTAAAAAACCCAGGTATAGGTAAATACAAAGGTTTAGTAGGATTAGGAGTACTTAGTAACATATATTAGATATATGATAGTGTTAATAATATGACTGATAATATACAAGAAGCTGATTCATATTCTGACGGAGGTATAGTGGATGAAGATCCACCACAAAATACTAGTGAAAGACCTATTACTAACTTTGATCCTAAAGGAGATCCATATAATCCTACATATGGATATAACCCAGGTGCAGGTTATGTAAGAAGTGTATTTGATTTATACGATGCTCCAGTTATTGGTGACGCTTTAAGTATATACGATGCAACACAGGCTTTAAAGAATAAAGATTGGTTAGGGGCTGGATTAGCAGCATTGACAGTTGTACCATTCATTCCAACGGTTAGTAATTATAAGAAATCATTAAATAAGCAACTAAACAGAATAACGGGAATTACTCCAGATATAAGTAAGTTATAGAAATAATCTGACTGGAATGATTTACGCAATAGAAGTATTGAAAGATTGTATGATCCAGAGGTTAGAGCTAGAGCTGCTAAAATTAAATCTGATTATAATGTAGATTTACAAAGTACATATGATAAAATCATAAACTAGTACGAAAATGATTATTTTAGTTTACCAGAAGCTGAAATAGTTTAGTTGTAGGACGCTAAAGCTATGCTGGATTTATAGGAAGAAGCTGCAAGAAGATATAAACAATATGGCATAAAACCAACATAGAAAGATTTTAGAATAAAAGTAGATAATGCCGTTACTCCAAATTAGGAGATAACCAATCACGAGATTAATCATTTTAATTAGTATATACATCAAGATAATCCGTCTTGGAATAAGTCAGAATTAAATAAAATAACAAAGCAATTTGATGGGAAACTTAGAGATAAAAATCCAATAGATCCTTAGAATACTAGTTATTTTATGAATTGGATGGAATAGAATGCTTATGGTATAAATATGTTAGATAGATTGAAAGAATTAAACATAAAACCTACTAAACAAAATATACTTAAGTATTTAAAAAGTTTACCAGATACAGATTCTATTAAGAAAGCAGCTTTGTAGTTTAAAAATCTAGACGATTACATAAAATGGTTAAACACTATGCCATTAGCAGATAATGGTAATATTAATGAAATTGAAAATTATAATTTTGCATAAATCTAATTAAATATTTTAATTATGGATAAAAAAATGACATTAGGTGGATTTGAAGCTGTACTAGATAACTTTATCCCTAATCCAGACGGTGGTTTTAGAAATTCAAATGTTGATGAAAACGTTAATGTTAACGCTGATGAATTTGAATCACTAGACGATGAAGAATTGGAAGATATTAAAAATAACAATATCGAAGTAAAAAATAAGAAAGAAAAGCCAGTAGAAGAACAAGATACTGAGGAAGAAGAAATCGAAGAAGAAGATATTGAAGATAAACCAAAACGTAAGCCTGGTAGACCTCGTAAAGAAGAAACCATTGAGGAAGAAACAGAAGAGGAAGAAGAGGTTGAAGATAACAATGAGGAAAATGTTGTTACTAACTTCTTTGACGCTATGGCTGAAAAACTTAATTGGGAATTTGAAGAAGATGAAGATAAACCCAAAAGTGTTGATGAGTTAATTAATTACTTCCAAAATGTCATTGAAGAAAATAGTAAGCCTGAATACTCTAGTGAAGAAGTTGAAGCACTAGATAATTTCGTAAAGCAAGGTGGAGATCTAAAGAAGTATCTGACTATTGATGCTGAGTTAGATTTAGATGATATTGATATTGAAGATGAAACTAATCAGAAATTAGTAGTAAAACAGTTACTTAAAGAAAAAGGGTTCTCTACTAAGAAGATTGATAAGTTAGTAAGTAGATACGAAGAAGCTGGATTACTTGAAGATGAAGCACAAGACGCTTTAGAAGATCTTAAAGAGATTAAAGAGGAAAAGAAGAAACAGCTATTAGAGGATCAGAAAAAGGCTTATCAGATATAGTTGCAGAGACAACAGCAATTCTATGATAACGTTGTTAGCGAAATAAAAGGCTTAAAGAATATACGTGGTATTACAGTCCCTGAAAAAGATAAAAAGGTTTTAATGGATTATATACTTAAGCCAGACACAGACGGTAAAACAAAGTACCAAAAGGACTATGCTAAGGGTGGTGTTAAGAATCTCATAGAATCAGCATACTTTACAATGAATGCTGACAAACTTATTGAGGCTGCTAAACGTGAAGGAAATAATTCAGCCATTGATAAGTTTAGACGAAGTTTAAAATCTAGTAGTATTACTACTAAATCTAGAAAACAAGCTACGAGTTCTGATGATGATCCAATTTGGTTCTCAGCTGCACGACAACTGCGTATATCATAATAATTAATTATATAAATAAAAAAATTAAATTACTAGTATTTTATGGATAATAATATTCTTAATAACCTCCAATTATACAAAGGTAAATGGTTTTCTGATTTGATCGACACTAATAAGATTAGTCTCGCTTCTCAGCAAAGACCTTATGAGGTATCTACTATCCTGTCATACGTATTTGGTACTAAAGATAATGGTTACAGTACTTCTCTTGATATGTTGACAGGTGGTCTTGGAAATGTAATGACTATTGATCAGCCTTCATTTGAATGGGGTGTTATGATCGACCAAGATAGAGCTGTTACAATTCGTGACGCTAAATGGAATGGTGCTGCAATTACTGAAAATTCTACTCCAGGTTTGGGCAATACTCCTATTACTTTGTGGTTAGAAGATGCGTGGTTAACCTTGATTTGAGCTACGCCTCGCAGTAATGCGATGAAAAATTAATTCCGTGAATTGCTGGAAACTCCTAAAGATAAATAAACCGTAGAGTTAAATTTAAATATATAGAGTTATGAAAAATAATGAAAATGGACAATCAGCAGCTAAACAAATAATTCTGAAAGATGTTAAAGGTTTTGAAGGGTTATACAAAATATCTAATGATGGAAAAGTTTGGTCAGAGTATAAAAAAGATTTTTTAAAACCTAGACTTTCAATGGATGGGTACGAAAGAGTTGCTTTAAGTAGTAATGGTAAGAGATATGAATACAGAGTATCAAGGTTAGTAGCCGAAGCTTTCGTAGAAAATCCAGATAATTTACCTCAAGTTAATCATAAAGATTATAATACTAAAAATAATTGGTATGAAAATCTAGAGTGGTGTGATAATTATACTAACTCTCATTACTCTTATGATGCAGGTAGATTCATGACAAAGCGACAATACAAAGTTTATACTTTTACTAATGTTTTTAATGGTGAAGCCTTTTCCATTATAGGTATAACAAATGTTGCTAAAAAATTTGCATCTTCAAAAAAGAATTTTAAAGCCATTATTAAAAAATATGCTAACACAGGGATGTATGTGAAACAGGGCATATTTAAAGGTTTAAGAATTGATTCAGAATATTTGGAAGTTCAACGACTAGAGAGTGATCTCGTAGGCTCAAGTGAGCCGAAGTGCGGAACCCCTATTAAAGGGTGAAGATATAGTCTAATCTTATACGAAAGTATAAGCAGCTACCTAGAGTAGCGGATATTGATTAACGCTCAATATTGAATAAAATGTCGGTCCTGGTGCTACTATCGAATTTGATGATAAGAGTCAAGCACGTATTCAGGATGCTCCGTATCAAGATGGCAACCTGTATGTTTATACAGTATTTGTATCTAATGGTAGTCCCGCTTCTTATATTGACCCGGCTGTTTTAGCTTCTGGTTGCCAAGTAAACCGTTTGGCTTCTGCTTATGAAGAATACAGTGAAGAGGCTGATATCCTGAATTACAATACTCACTTCAAGATGCGTAACTATTTGACTACAGTACGTCTGTCTTATGATATCACAGGTTCTGCTTACTCTACAGTTATGGCAGTAGCTTTGAAAGATCCTAAGACTGGTAAAACTTCTTATTTGTGGTCTACATTCCAGGAATGGGTTGCAATGCGTGAGTGGTACAAACGTCTTGAAAGAGCTTTGGTATACAATCAGAACAACGTAAACAAAGATGGTTCTTGTAATCTGAAAGGTAAGAACGGTCGTCCTGCATTTATTGGTGCTGGTTTGTTGGAACAGATTGCTCCATCTAACAGACGTTACTACACTCGTTTGACAGCTGAATTGTTGGAAGACTTCTTGTTTGATCTGTCTTACAATGTATTAGGTACTAATGAACGTAAGTTCGTTGCCTTGACTGGTGAAATGGGTATGCGTGAAT